GCCGTAGCCGGAGCTGTAGCCGGAGCTGTAGCCGTCGCCGTCGCCGTCGCCGGAGCCGTCGCCGTCGCCGTCGCCATAGCCGTCGCTGTAGCCGGAGCCGTAGCCGGAGCTGTAGCCGTCGCCGTAGGCGTAGCCGTAGCCGGAGCCGTAGCCGGAGACGTTTTTTACAGCCCCGTCTTTAGACCCAGAAAGGATACTCGCCATTACTCCCTCCCCTGGACTGGAGCATTCGTCCACGCCTCAACAGCTTTTTGGTCGGCAGACATGACGCAAGTCACGCCCTCCAATACGATTGATTTTGTGACGGCAGAAATCTTGCAGTCTTTGGTTGGTCCGATCTCAGCAAGTCCAAACACCCCGCCGACATCAGCAGACCAGTACAAACACATCCTTGCGTTGGTCAGCGTGATCGGTCTTGCGTCAGCGCTATTTGTCCATCCGAACACAACACCACGTTTGTCTGTGCAGACAACAACAGGTATTGAGTCGTGATTAACGGGAACTTGTGTGGCAAACATCGCAGCCAGTTCTTTAGCTTGTCCAATAGTCAAATCATTAATATTCATTGCACTTCTCCTAGTTTCGATAAAAGGTGGTCAATCAACTGTCTCGTTTCCTGCGCCCAGGTGCGACCGTCGTCTGTAGTACGGTAGCCCAGGAGGCTGGTCAGCCACTCCCGCGCAGCCGCATCAAGCCGCTGTTGTTCTGCCCAATGTGGCGGGTTTGGCGGGGTGATGGGCGCTTCGGCGGCGCGTCCGGTGCCGTGGCAGTTGAGACACTCGTTGTCCGTCAAGCCAGACTGTTCAGTCGGAACGTCCAGATAGCCTTTGCCCCCGCATTTCCAGCACAGCTTTGTTTTTCCTTCAGAATCCGACTTAATGCGGGTATCGACCGTATTTTCCGCTGGAGCCATGTCCAACTCCCGATCCGGCCCCGTTGCCGCCCGCAGGTGGGTGAGAAGTTCTGTGTGGGTCATGCGACCTCCGCTTCTTTAATCAGGCCAAGCTCGGACAACGCTTTCTCACCTACCACCTTGCATTTGTGCAGGCGGAATTTCCCGTCGCTTGCGGTTGGTATGCAGGCGACATCCTTCGCGGTGAACTCGACAATCAAAATTCGCCAGCCGTCTTGGTATTCCTTCAGGCACCAATCTAAAGTCGCCACGTTTATACCAGCAGCGCACAGGTCTGTTACGTCTGTATTGGCACCCTCTACGGAAACCGTCTTACCGATCTCGTATTTTATCTTACCTGACGCTTTCATCGGGCTTAGGCCGTCTGCCGTGACAAGTTTGTAAGCGCGGATCTTCCCAGGCTGGTCCAACAGCATAAGGAGGGGCTGAGCTCGCAGGGGGTCAAGACCTTTGGCCCCGAACAGATTGGCCCCGGACAGGTCGGCCCCGAACAGGTCGGCCCTGGACAGGCTGGCCCCGGACAGGTTGGCCCCGGACAGGCTGGCCCCGGACAGGTTGGCCCTGGACAGGCTGGCCCCGGACAGGTTGGCCCCGGACAGGTTGGCCCCGGACAGGTTGGCCCCGGACAGGCTGGCCCTGGACAGGGTGGCCCCGAACAGGTTGGCCCCGAACAGGTTGGCCCTGGACAGGTTGGCCCTGGACAGGTTGGTGCCGCTCAGATTGGCCCCGGACAGGCTGGCCCTGGCACCGCCATCCTTACCGAGAAGCCACTTCTTGTGACCCGCCAGGATCGCGGGCAGATCATTAATATTCATTGCACTTCTCCTAGTTTCGATAAAAGGTGGTCAATCAACTGTCTCGTTTCCTGCGCCCAGGTGCGACCGTCGTCTGTAGTACGGTAGCCCAGGAGGCTGGTCAGCCACTCCCGCGCAGCCGCATCAAGCCGCTGTTGTTCTGCCCAATGTGGCGGGTTTGGCGGGGTGATGGGCGCTTCGGCGGCGCGTCCGGTACATGGTTGATCATGCTGGATACAATTTCCCACCATATCCGTTGGACCGTCGCACTTGGGGCAGGGCGCAGGGCTGTTTCGTTCTTTAAACGATGGTAGCTTTTCATCCCCGCACGGTTCCAGCGCGTAGCATTCGCCTGGGCTTTGCCACCAATAACAGGATGTGCATTGCGGATATTTCGCGTCCCACCAACATGACGCCCATGCCCTCTCCAGCGCTTCCATGTCTTCTGGCGTTCTGCCGGGGCAGTCTGGATCGGGCGCAGACGTGAGAGATTCATCAAAAAACCCAAGAAGACTATCAATGTTTTTCTGACTCAAAGGGTCTTCAGAAACACCGAACATTTTGTTCCAGACGCGCAGCACTTCATTGTGCGGGTAGCGTTCGGCAACGGCCTCCATAGCGTCGTTGATTAGGTCAAACTGGTTTTTCTCAGGCTCCTGGGCTTCAGCGCGGGGCTGCCCATCACGCATCGACGCATTGGTGACGACACCCAGAGGCGGAACGGCGCGGGGTTGCCAGTGCGGCCAAGTCGGGCAGTCCTTGCAAGGCCCGGTGCGGGGCGGCAAGTCTTCATGCAAACAGGTATCGCAAGTCTTATCTATCGGCGGGGCGGGGCGGTCAACTACTCCCCGACCGTCGCATGTGGGGCAAGCGTCAACACCAGACTCACTGCTGCCGTCCTCGTCTGGCTTAGTCACCCACTCAATATCACCTGTGCCGTGGCACTTGGGGCATTCTTCGACCCCGCTGGGGCGGTTTTCGACCTCCGCACGGACCTTATCAGCTAAGTCTTTCACGGCTCCCCATTGCGGATCGATAAACGGGACGCACTTAGCAATTCTCAGCAACAATTCGCGTTCAGTGGGGGTCATGCTGATTCTCCTTCAGGACAGCATTTTCAACCCGCAGCGCTGCGATCTCTTTCCGCAGCTTCGCCATCTCACCTTCCATCTTTTGATGGTCGTACCAGAGTTCATATATCCGTGAGGACAAAAGCTCTGGTTTAGCCCGTCGATCCGGTGCTTTCCGCATCAAACCCTCCCCCGTCCAAACACTGCCGCGAGTGTAGCCTGCGCGCATACAGCCCCGACAAAGTAAGCCCCATTGGCGAACGCGAACGCTGCCCATCCAATGAAGAAAATCGCCGCCGCTTCCCAGACCCCACGGCGGCGCAAAAGTGCTGTTAGCTGTCCCATATGGGTCATTATAGGAAAAACAGCTTTAAAAAAGTCTCGTAAGCCATTGATTTTACTGCCTCTTTTTTTCATATCTCATAAGCCAGCGCGGCGGCGGGGTTAGTCATCTTGTGAACTCCGTAAATATATTGGCGGGGCTATCGTCATGTTGGCCGCGTCAACTGCCACTTTGTAAGCCTCGGTAGCCCCAGCTTTGTAAAGGTCATGGGCAATACGCAAAAAGCAAACAGTGGCTTCAACGGCTTCTTTGTTGATGGCGGCGGGGGTTTGTTGGGTCATTTCAATCTCCTTTTCCAATGTTCCTGCCGACACATCAGACCGTCGTAGCAGGGCCGAAATATCAGCTTCCGGGGGCGGGTTCCGTGCCTGGACCAGTAGCCATAGGTACGGAAATCCATCTGTCGCCAGTAGGGGCGGGTCATAGCGTCATCCCCAACAGCAAGTCAACTTCTGCAAAACAATCGGCAAGCGATACCTTTGTCACTTGTTGGCGTGGCCCGTTTGGGCCAACTGCATAGACGACTACTACACACCCGTCTGGGTCAATGTCGATATCATCGGCAATCATCCCAACAACCGTTCTGAATCGTTTCAAAACCGCGCGTTCTGCTTCTGTCATGGCTAAAAGCTTACATTAGAGAGTTGCTGCAACGTCATAGCTAAGATACTGGCAGGGTCAGCCAGGATAGCGTCGATGAGATCCAACTCTTTTTGCAGTTTTGCGCGGCGCTTCTCAAGGTTTTCCTTCAGAGTTATTGATAACTCTTGAGGATAGGTGCCGAATTGCCCATAAGAATTAGCTTGTTGAGCAAAAGAAGAAGCTTGTTCACTCGTCATTTTACAGCCCTCATCTTAATAATCGTGTTCAAAGCCACATTGTTCCCCTCTCTCATGAGACGTTGGAACGTAAAGGCGTCGTCATCTTTGAGAGTTCCAGCCTTACGAAGAGCCTCAATCCTGTCGATCAATGGCTTGTAAAAAGGATCAGGCTCAAACTCGTAATGCTCAAGGTCAAAATCTATGCCGAACTTCAAGGCCAACCCGTTAGAAGAATTGTTATCAGCAATGTGCTTGATGTTCGATTTCTTTGAAAACAAGTCCATACCAGAGACGGTGATTGGACGTTTATGAGTTGGATCTCCATAGAAGTTGTCATGGAAATGATGCGGCACCAGGATATCCAGAAGACACCCATGCTCACTCACCCGCCATAACTCAATCATCAAAGGAATAAAGCCAGAGCCGATATGCTCTAAAATATGGTGGGCCTTGATCTCAGACACCGACGAGTCGTCAAACGGCAGCTTAACCTTCGGATCATCCAGGTTAATGACATAGTCGGGGCTTACCCCAGGATCAGAGTCTATATTCAGAAACCCCTCTATCCGTTTGAACCCAGACCCGATGTTAATTTTCATGTCTATAAACTTTCAAATAAGGAATCCGTTTATCTCTTATGTGCATCTTCAGGATGAGGCAGGAATATCCCAAGGGTTGTCCCCGCAAAGGCAGATACTTTGGTCATAAACTCAGACATCTGAATGGTGTTCATCTCATGTGTACCCATCGGCTCAAAAGTTTCTTCGCCATTAATCTTGGATACGCGCTCTACCTTTGGGGAAAACATTCTCTTGAAGTCAGACTTCACACTCTCCGGATCGTCTCCAAGCTCATTGGCAATAATCTCAAACCAAGAATGCAGAAGGTTATTTTGGTTGAGAGAGCGTTTCTTGACATACTTCTGAAGAGTAATCTTCCAAGGCTTGGTAAGGTCTAGGGCGCTTATGGCACGAATTGCCATTCTGCGTTGGTCTTCCCCTCTTATAATGACCTCGATCATTTCTTAATCCTTGGACGATGTGGGCTGACCCTTCCAAGAGTCTCAGCTTCTTTCTTTAGGGAAATTCCAGCTTCCTTTTCCATTTCCTCCCACCCCTTAGTGTGTCCACGATCATGGTGTTTTGCACATATGGGGGCCGTTAGGAAGTCTGAGCATTTTTTCCCCATGCCACCATTCTCTACATGATGGGCATGATTTGGGCCTTCACAGTCTCCAAGAGAGTAAAAGGCACAGACGAAAGACCTCCGCACCCAACCCATATGGGCGGGAGATCTTTCCGGATCTGCGGCAATCTTGGCCCGTTTCCGAAGCTCAGACTTCCTAGGGATCATTGGCTGAACTTACCAAGGACAGCTTTGCACTTCCCTCTGAGTTCTGCCGCTATGGCCTTATCGAGAGAAGCAACTTCTTGGAGCTTAGGTGTCATCGCAGCGATGTAATCGTTGACATCCTTCTTGGTTTTGCATTTGTCCAAAATGAATTTGAACCCTTCTGCAAACTCTTTTGGGTTAAACGGTCCATCGACATTAAGGGGATGCTCGTCAAAATCTGGTTCAAAGATTTCCCCTGTATCATTATCAAAGTTTACAGGCTCCTCAACAGGCGTTGGTTCTTCTGCCTTTGTCTTTTTAGCAGGAGGCTGAATAATATTGGTTTCAGGGAGCGGAATGACGACAGCCTGCCGTACAGGTTCATCACGCCTTACATGCTCTCGTGGAATTGTCTCAATCTCAAGTTCATCAAGGATCCCAAGGCCGCAGATTGATAACGTCGCCCTACGCTTGGATTTTGTCTCAGCCTTCATTATGGCATTTCCAAGGGCCTCTCCCTTTAACCCGGAAATGTTAACCGCACCCTTGGAGACATCTGTTCTCCCAGCAGCATTCCGGACCTTGCAGGTAACGATGAATACGCCATCCCGCTCACTCTCAGAGAGTTCTTCAACAGAGATATTGTGGATGGTCCGAAGCTGATCTGTGCAGTCTTTACGGGCATACAGCGTAAGCTTTCCATTCAGAGTGATGTATTCAAGCGGCTTTGTTAGAGGATTAAGGCCAACACTCTGACAAACTGCGGTGTAGTAATGAGATTTTTCATCTGGGGAAAGTTTGGACAGATCACCTTTAATGATAACCTGTTCCATTAACTCTCCAGGGGAGAGCCGTACAACTTCATTCATGTTCTATTTCTCCTCTTTAATGGTGATAGATAGGCTTTTTGAGCGAGTTGCAATAATGCCATAGCCTGTGGCTTTTCTGGCATTGTCAGGAACAAGCTCTTTAATGGCTTTAACGGCAGCATCAAAAGCCTTAGCTGCATTTTTGTTGGCTTTCCAATCTTCAGCAGCATTAGCAAATTGATTGTTGCCGGTCATATCCACTTCGATCAGATCGTCAAACTTAATTTCGACCTTTGGCTCTGCCGCGACAAGAGATGGTGGAGCAACGTTGGATTCAACGTGGCTCCAAAACTCTTCTTCTTTATCAATGAGACGGTCGATAAAGTCATTGTCCCTAGGGACTTCAAACTTCTGCCATGAAGACCCGCCGAAAATAACAGACAGGTAGGCCATGTCTCCTCCAGCTACAGCCATATTGTGCTGTAATTGGGTATAAGCCTTCGACACAGCCTCTTCTGGCTTGGTGAAACCATTATAGCTTTTGGCTTCCCACACATTTCCACAGCATCTGCCGTCGAGATTGCAACGCATGAAATCATGCACAGGGTGAATGAGTGGTTCATTGACGAGATCAACGACAAGGCCCGTCTGTTTCCAAAAGAACCAGCGATTGAGCGGCTCATTCCATGTCCCATTTTGCACAGGAAGATTTAGAGAAAGGTCATCTCCTGGGTCAATCCCCACCTTAACTTTCCACAGCGCAAGCCAATCACCGGACATAATCTTTTCAGCATCACTGCCGCCGATCCCAAGGAGTCGGTTGCTGCTAAAGGTCGCAGGCTTCTTTAGAAGTTCTTCAATGTCGTAAATGGTAAGTTCTGAAATCTGCTTCATGGCAGCAACCTCACTACGTAGCTTGTAGCAATGCTGATCAAGACGTAAATAGCAGGAAGCGTAATCATGCAAATGATATGCACCAAACTTCCATGAAGACATTTCTCTTTCACAGCAACACTCCTATCAAAACACCACTCAGGAAAACACAGGCATATTTCAAAGCTAAAACCTTCTTTGTCTTTAAGCGAATTGTATTCCTATCGATGTTGTGAAGGATAACCCGCGCTGTAAAGGAATCTGCTATATCGTAATAGCTTTCCATTAGGAATACTCCCCTTGAGCTTTTCTCAGATCTTCGATTAATTTCTCAGGCTCATCGTTCATATATGCTTCTATATAAGGAACAAGCCCATCATCACCACCTGAGCAGCCTAAGCGCGAATCACGCCATTTAAGGACATATCTTCCATCTTCACTTTTGATATATTCACCGACTTCAAAGCTTGTAAGCATGTAATCTGCTTCAGGATCGTCTCCTGGTTGCCAGCATCCCAACGAGGTAGAAAAATAATCCCGACTACCTTCTGAATAGCTGCCAACAAGATTTAAACGGACATCAATACATATCCATTCTACCTCATCCGTTCCACTAATTGGGACCGGAACCTCAAGCTCAATATCATGGCTGAAACTAACCCCCATAATCCGCCTCCCAGCGAAAAATTGAAAGCATATGTTAGGCTGCCTAATAGGTTCGGTCAATGAAAAGTTTTAAGTCTAGCTAATAGATAATTGGTTGACCAATTTTGTCATGTCAGGCTAGAATGCTGCCCATGAAAGATACGGGACTTAGAAAAGCGATTAAAGCTGCCGGAAGTCAGAGTGAATTAGCCAGATGGCTAGGCTGCACTCCTTCCGCTGTTTGTCAGTGGACAAAAGTTCCACCGGAACACGTTGGTCCGATTGAAACAAGGACGGGTATTCCATCGTATGAACTGCGTCCTGATTTGTTTTCCAAGCCTATAAAGAAGACGGGATCTTGATGAGGACATTGATACTTCTTCTAGGAATGGGGGTTGGAGGCGTTTTCCTTCTTCTCGCGGTTTGGAAAGTGTGGGAGTGTTTTGAGCTATTTATGGAGGGGATCCATGATGACGAGGGATTTGATTAGCCAAATATCGCTTTACACTGCTGGTTTTGTGCTATTTTCTATGGCCCTGTCTTTAATTCCCAGACGACGGAAATGCGCTCCAGATGCCCCCTCGTCTGTTGAGCGCAAAGCGGGGGGGAGGTTGTCCTCCCCTGTCCTTCCCCCCGCGCCCTTTTTCTAAAATGAAACGCCCTGAACAAGCCCTTCATAAGGCTTGCGCCGATTTTGCACGTCTAACCGTCAGCAATGATGTTCTGTGGTTTCATGTTCCAAATGGCGGGGGAAGGTCAGCCATTGAAGGCGCCATTTTAAAAGGACTCGGAACCTTGGCTGGCGTTCCAGACTTGACATTCATATGGCGTGGTAATAACGAGGAAGGGGTAAAGGTTGGCTTTATAGAGTTTAAAGCTCTTAAAGGTAAACTAACAGAGTCCCAGAGTGTCTTTAGGTGTCGTTGTACATCCGTTGGCGTCCAATGGGAAGAGTGCCGATCAGTAGATCGATTTAAAGAGATCCTCAAGGAGTGGGGTGTACCGATGAAACGGGGGAAGTAAATGCTTGAAGGACAGCACGATAGATTTCTTGAAAGAGTGAGGTCTTCATCTGAGGCTGTCCTTGCTGTAGCTGCTTGGCTTAATCGTGGAGGTTATGACCTTGAGATTCCTGGGTTAAACTTTGCTCCAACAGCAGCAGAGAGCAAAAACTATGTAGATAATGGTGACATTGTTATTGTTGAAAGGAGGATAGTTGAGGTTAAGCAGCTTGGGGTGGAATTTACAGGGCCGCATGATTGGCCTTTTAAAGAAGTCTTTGTTTCAAACAAAGCCACAGTAGACAGAAAAATTAATAAAAATGTGACTTATATTTCATTAAATAGTTCAATGACCGTCGCTGCAATAATAACTAATGAGACAAAAACGAAATGGTATGTAGTTGAATCGGTTGCTAAAAATACAGGAAATAAAGAATTATTTATGGCGTGTCCAAAAGGGTTGGTTAAATTTAAGAGAATAGTTAAATGAAATACAGGGTCATCCTTGCAGATCCTCCTTGGAGCTTTGCGACGTACTCTGACAAGGGTAAGGGAAAGTCTGCCGAACAACACTACTCAACCATGTCATTGGACGACATATGCAGCCTTCCTGTCAAAGAGTGGGTTGAAGATGATGCCGCATTATTCATCTGGGCGACTTGGCCCACGATCTTTCAGACAGAACGGGTGATCAATGCTTGGGGGTTCAAATACAGTGGTTTGGCTTGGGAATGGATTAAGAAAAACCCTGTGACGGGGAAATTTGCTTTCGGATGCGGTTATGGCACTCGCAAAAATTGTGAACCTCTTTTATTGGCTCGTCGGGGAAAGCCATTTTTAAAGAGCCGTTCAGAGAGGGATTTTATGTTTTCTCCAAGGAGAGAGCATTCTAGGAAACCGGATGAAACGTATAGCCGGATTGAGAGAATGTTTGATGGGCCGTTTCTTGAATTATTTGCAAGACAGGAGAGGGAAGGATGGACAGCATGGGGCAATCAGACCAACAGGTTTACAATTCAGAACACAATTCCCTCGCTTGCTGGGAGCTTTGTATAGCTGCTTTGAGGGCGCAAGCTGTCGCCGGAAAGAAGCTGTCTCCCCAGGAAATGCTTGAGAGGGTTGATAATGAAGAGAGTTAAGCCTTGGCTCAATAAAGGCTTGGCTATTTGGACTGAGGGTGACACCGCTTATTTCTCTGTGGCGTTCACTTGGCGTCTCGATGATGCCTACCAACAAGCCGTTTTCTATAAACAAATGGGTTACAAGATCCGGGCTGGTGGGCCGGGAATCTTTACAAGGAAGCATTACCTTGCCGATGTCGCTGAGATCGGAGGAGATATTCCTGATGCGGTAACACACCACCATCCCGATGCTACATTTGCCAGCAGAGGGTGTGATGTTGGTTGTTGGTTTTGTGTTGTGCCAAAGATGGAAGGCAAGACATATACGCTTTTGCCTGATTTCACGCCTAGGCCAATCCTTTGCGACAATAATCTCTCAGCACTTCCTGAAGAGTATCAGCGGCATATCATCGAGAAATACAAAGGTGCAGGGGTTCCTCTGCTTGATGCTAACTCAGGATTTGAACCAAGGACATTTTCAGAGGACGTGTTTCTTAGGTGGAAAGAGATCAACAAGGGCGCTTGGCGGTTTGCCTATGACGACATGAATGATCGAGAGCATGTCGAACGGGTAATGGCAATGCTGAGAAAGTATGAAGTCTCTCCTGCAAGGATCCAGGTCTATACCTTAATCGGAAATGAGCCAATTGGTGTCTGCATGGGGCGGATTAAAGAGGTTATCCAATGGGGAGGCCAGCCTTACGCCCAGCCAGTAATGAAGCTTAATGCCTTGAAGAAAGAGCCAATGGTTCGTCACGATTGGAGCCGTCGAATGCTGATCGATGTCCAGAGATGGGCCAATGGTCGATATTGGAAATATGCTCCAGACTTTGCGGATTACCGTAGGTCAACATACACATCAAAACAGATAGAACCGGGGATGTTAATATGATTGAACCAACAGCAGTTGTGTCTTTTTCCGGAGGGAAAGACAGTACCGCAACAGCCATTCTGGCCATAGATCGATATGGATTAGGGAGAGTAAGACTTGTTTATGCAGACACAGGCAATGAACATGAACTTACCGAAGATTATGTCCGTAATTACATTCCAGAAAGACTTGGGGTCCAGGTCGAGGTTGTTAGAGCGGATTTGACGCAGGATATCGAGCGTAAGCGTAAATATGTGGCTGAAAAATGGCCAGCCAAAGGGGTTCCTTCTGAAGTTGTTTCAAGAGCAATGCAGGTTTTGGTTCCAACGGGCGTTCCATTTTTGGATTTGTGTCTGTTGAAAGGCCGGTTTCCTTCCAGGTTAGCGCAATTTTGCACCCAGTTCCTGAAGAGATATCCATTGGAGAAATATATGTTCTCCATGATTGACGATGGATTCAAGCCTGAGTCCTGGCAAGGGATCCGCAGGGATGAGTCACGAAACAGAGCCGATGCCAAAGATGAGGAATGGGTTGCAGAGGGATGGAAGGTTGTCAGACCTATTGCAGCCTGGACAGCAGAACAGGTCTTTGATCTTCTAAAGGAGCGTGGCGTCGATCCTAACCCGCTTTATAAGCTTGGCTGTGGCAGAGTAGGCTGTATGCCTTGTATCAATGCCACGAAAGGGGAAATCAGCGTTATAGCGTCTCGCTGGCCTCATCACGTCGATAGAATCAGGGAATGGGAGCATCTGGTTGGGGAAGCCTCTAAAAGAGGGTTCTCTACCTTTTTCACGTTCAAGGATACTGAGATGTCTCCTGAAGAGGTCTGGAATGTAGGAAACATTGATGAAAGGGTTGCATGGTCTTTAACGGGCCATGGCGGAAAGCAGTTTGATCTGTTTTCTGTCGATGTTTCTGAATGCTCCTCAATCTATGGGTTATGTGAATGAGCGTAAGAAGAAGGCGTATGCCGAAAGGTGAGGAGATTGAATCAGCGCCATTTCTACCCTTGGTTCATGTCGGGTGGGACGGTCGGGGAGATGAGGTCTACCTATGGCTCTTTTGCCTCTGGGTAACTCCGGAGAATTTGGAGAGAGCTATAGCTTATTGGGGAAAAGATTTCTGAGGGGATAAGTATGATTTCTGACAGAAGAATGGTTGAGTTGGCTCTACCGGCAGCAATGCTCTACAGGGTTTTCAATTCCTGTGTTGCCAGGATTGAAGAGAAGCCAACAGATGAGGAACTTAGTGCCGATCTTCAGGTTTTGGAGTGGCTAAGGGAGGCTGCTGTTGAACCTTTTACGGGTACAGACCGGGGGAAAATGAAGAAGCTGGCTTCCAGAACTTCCAGGGTTCAGAGGGAAATTCTTTTCCCATTGGAGGACCGACCGGCCATGACAGCGTTCGTCGCGGTTCTTCATTGGCTCAAAAATAAGCTCGATTCTGATGAACTTGTCCTGGTTGAAGGGTCTAACTTCGATAAAGCCGTCTCGATGATTTTAGAAAATTTAGCAGCACATGAGGACATTTATAGTGCTGTTGAAAAGAGTGCAATAAAGGCTGCTAAACGTATTGATGAGCAGTTGAAAGCAAGGGGTTATTTTGTGTGAGATACATCTAGCAAGCTGCCAATATCGGAGGCAAAGATGAACTCTGATTTAAGAATAACAATAGGTTTTTGTGACCATCCAAAGACAAAAAGGTTAATCCGAAAGTGTGGGGATAAAGCATTTAGGTGCTTAATCCGGCTTTTTGAGCATACTGCTAGGTATAAACATGACGGTGTGCTCAGTAACATGGATTGCGTTGACATTGCTATTGCCAGCGATTGGCAAGGCGATGAAAACGAATGGGTAAACGCACTGTGCGAAATTGGGTTTTTGGACATCGTTGACGATTACTTTTGCGTTCACGATTGGTCTGCACATAATCCTTATGCGTGTGGTGCGGATAAAAGATCCGAGAAAGCCAGGAATGCTGCTAAAGCACGGTACAATAAGAAGAAATTAACTCCTGCTCGTAGCAGTGCTTCAAGCACGTTTAAGCAATGCTCTGAGCAAGAATTAGCAGTGCTAAACTCTGCTTGGAGTTATGCCCCATCTCCAGATCCAAAGAGATCTTCAGAGGATAGTAAGATTGTTAGTAACAGTAAGACTCTCTGAGAGAGGTAAGTAGTGTTCCCGGTTGAGTGGAAAATCTTCAAGGAGTGCAACTATGAGTGAGCGTAAGCTTAGAGACTACCAGATCAAGGCCATCCATGATCTTCGGGTATCTCTGCGGTCAGGAAAGAAGCGTCCAGTGCTGCAACTGGCGACGGGTGGAGGCAAGACCGTTATTGCAGGAGAAATCATTTCCTTGGCGAGATCGAAGGGTCACAAGGTTCTGTTTGTGGTTCCGGCTATCAGCCTGATTGATCAGACCATCAAAAGTTTTTGGGATCATGGGATCCGAGATGTTGGGGTTATTCAGGCTGATCATCCCCTGACAGATCCTAGCAAGCCAGTGCAAGTGGCAAGCATCCAGACGCTGATTCGTCGGAAAAAGCCAGAGTTCAACCTCGCCATTGTAGACGAGTGCCATCGCCAATTTGAAAAAATGAACGATTGGCTGAAATCGGAAGAGATGCAGAAAATCCCTGTGATTGGGGTTAGTGCTACGCCTTGGGCCAAGGGGATGGCGAAGACGTGGGATGATTTGATTGTTTGCGCGACGACGCAACAGATGATCGATGACGAATGGCTGTGCAAGTTCAGGGTTTTTGCTCCTACCCATCCTGATTTGTCTGGGGTGAAGGTCGTTGCGGGGGATTACCATGAGGGGCAATTAGGGGAAAGGATGAACAAGCCAAAACTCGTTGCCGATATCGTTGAAACCTGGATTCGGATGGGAGAGGGGCGCCCTACACTGTGCTTTGCCGTCAATTGCGCCCATGCCAAAGCCTTGCAGGACAAGTTTGAATCTTCTGGAATCCCGGCTGGTTACATTGATGCTTACACTGATTCTGATGATCGTGAGATCATCCGTAAGAAGTTTCATTCAGGTGAATATAAAGTTGTCGTTAATGTTGGAACCCTTACTACTGGAGTGGATTGGAACATATGGTGTATAATTTTGGCAAGACCTACAAAAAGTGAAATGCTTTTTTGCCAAATTATTGGAAGAGGGTTGAGGCTTGCTGAAGGTAAGGAAAGTTGCTTGATTTTAGACCATAGCAATACTCATACGAATTTGGGGTTCGTTACGGATATAATCCATGAAGAGTTAGACGATGGTAAGCCCAAAGGTCCAGCTAAGAAATCTGAACGGTTGCCGAAGGAATGCCCAAAGTGTCAAAACCTGCGTCCTGTCGGGGTTGTGGTTTGTCCTGCCTGTGGTTTCAAGCCAGAGGTCAAAGACATGGTTCAGCAGGAGGAAGGAGAGCTTATTGAGATTTCTCGGAAGGGCAGAGAAAAGGGCGGTCCTGCGAATTGCATTCGGATGGGAGGCATTTGGGTTCCCTTTGGAGAATTTTACGGGATGCTCAAATTCTACGCTAGGGAGAAGGGCTACAAGGAAGGTTGGGCGTCCAACAAATATCGCTCTGTGCTTGGTGTTTGGCCAAATGCTTACAAGTTCAGTCCTGCAATACCGCCATCTTGGGAGGTCGAGGCGTGGATAAAAGCGGATCAGAGGAAATGGGCGAAACAGCAACCCAAGAGCGCATTGCCATCATCACCGTGGAAGCCAAGATCCCCGTCAAGTGGGCTGAATGGTTGGCGATGATTACGACCATGCCAAAGCCGGTTGATTACATGGATGCTAGATGGCAAAGGATCAAGAATGATGCTTGCCTGTTGATCGACAAGTGGCACAATCAGATCACCAAAAATGGCTGGGGAGTGAACGATATTAAGGGTTTGATTGTCGTTATTGACGGAAATCCGGTGATAAACGTTGGCAGGGGTGATGTGACCGTCAAGGTTCTAGCGACGGGAACTGAGGAAAAGATTTTCTGGCGTCCAAATCCGGGGAAGGTTGCCCGGTGGGATTTTGGAAGGAGGAAGGCGTGATGGGTGTGTCAATCATCGAACGGGCAGCAGGCCGATGGGATGAAATTCTTCCCAAGCTTGGGTTTGGTTCTGATTGGATGAGAAAAAAGCACGGTCCCTGTCCCATGTGCGGCGGGAAAGATCGGTACAGATGGGGAAACAAAAAGGGATTGGGGGAATATTACTGCTCTGGGTGCGGAAATGGTTCGGGGTTTGACCTTCTGATGAAAAGTTTCAATCAGGATTTCAAGACGGTTGTGAAGAAAGTTGAGGAAATCATCGGGGAGGCCCCGCCCCCGAAGATCAAGCCGAAAAAGGAAAATCCCTATTTGCAGCGGAAGCTGATGGTCAGCCTTTGGGAATCCGGTCGGACAGTGCAGTGGGACTGTCCGGTTGGAATGTATCTTTCAGGACGGGGGATCTGGCGGGATCATTTCCATCACCTGCGTTCGGCAATGGACGTAAGGTTCTCAGGCTCTCCTCCTATGACTTTCCCGGCCATGCTTGCCAAGGTAATCTCGCCAGAGGGGAAAGCCGTAAACATTCATCGGACCTTCCTGACGACTGACGGTGAGAAGGCTCCTGTGGGGAATGAATGCAAAAAGCTCATGTCGGGGATGGTTCCCGCCGGATCTGCGGTCAGGCTTTCCCCGGTGAAGGATGAAATGGGAATTGCTGAAGGGATTGAGACGGCGCTTTCTGCGTCGATCTTGTTCAACATTCCGGTCTGGAGCGTTCTAAACGCCAACAATCTGATGAAGTTTGTTGTCCCAGACGGTGTGAAGCGTCTGGTGATCTTCAGCGACAACGATGCAAGTTTCACAGGACAGTCTGCGTCCTTTGCCTTGGCGAGGGAATTAGCCCTGAAGGGTAAGCTTCAAATCGAGGTAATGGTTCCGGCCAGAAGCGGGGAAGATTGGAACGATGTTTTGGTGAGGAAGTAAGCCATGGGATATGGGTGTGGTTTTAAAATCGACGCTATGGCCGAAAATTTGACCGGAGAGGCTCGTTTGTGGTGTCTCCGCTACCCCTATAGCAGAGAGGTAAAAATAGGGGCTTCCTAGGTCAAAAAATCTCATTTGATAAAAAACCACCTAAACCCTTCTCTCAGGTGGGACTGATTGTTGATTATCGTGGTGGGTTTGGTAGAATGCTGTTGCTCAACCGAGTTGGATGGTTCTCGGTCTGAGTGCTTGCTGGAGAGTGCAAACTTAATCCCCCGGCGCGGGTTGAATCGCTGCCGGGGGATTTTTTTATTCCTTAACGTAGCGTGTTATCAGGAAACACAGGATTTCTATGGTCCTGGGAATTTTCCGCTGTCCTGATTCCCATCGATAAACAGCGGAAGGTGTAACTCCCAAGTTAAAAGCGGCTTGACTCTGTGTGTAACTCATGGAATCCCGCCATGTCTTAAAATCATCGGCTGTCATATTTCAGGCGATGTGTTGAAGGCTTTGACATAATTGCGATAGGTTTTAAATCCTCCCATTTTGTACCAGAGGTCTACAAGCTGTTGGTCATGGAAGTGTCCTTGACCGGGATCGCTGTTAGATTTCCCCTTGATTTCTGAGTAGGTTTCTCCCTCCCAGAACTTTTTTAATACGAGTTTTGCCTTTTGCAAATCGCAAGTGAATTGCCCTTTGGCGTTAACGCACAGATCTCTTAAATCAATGTCCCCGTCATCAGTGAGAAGGCGCCCATAGCCATCATAAGTTCCGATAACTGGTGGGTTATCAGGCCGAAGAAGAACGACTTCAAACTGATCTTTGTCGTTTCCAGAGCAGGAGTTCATAATCGGTAGGTTGGTTTTAGCGCAAGTCCAAGAGAAGAAACCCATTTTTGCCTCCTAGGAATAGACGCATTCGCCAAAGAGAGCGAGTTGAAGCCAGATGTCGGCGTGGTCGGCGTCGAAATCCTCATTGCGGATATCTGCCCAGAGGTGAGGACGATATTTCAGCATAAGCTTCCAGCCTTGTTCTAGGGATGCTGGAGTAAGCTTGAATGTCCCATCGTCCTCCCCGGCGACAATGTCGATTTCAAAATCCTTGGTGTAGAGAGAAGGCTCTGCATACCAAGGCCCCTCATACTTCTCCCCAAGCTCTGCCTCAAATTCTTTTCTGGTTGGTTTCATCAGATAAGCACCGTCAATCCAATAGTTTGAGCCTCCCTCAAAGCATGTGATCATCAGGTGCCGGATGGTGTCCGTATCAAAAGCCAGATCTTCCGTGACGATTGTCATTGTGTGATCCCCTTTGCGAATTTTTCATTGATGCGAATAACATCCTTAAAGGTCTTGATTGAGACTAAGGCGAGATTTTCACCACCAAACTCTAGTGATTTTTCTGTTACGCCTTCGATTATCCCAATTGCAACGCCCATAAGCAGTGTTAATTGCGCCCTAGCTATTTCATTTTCCCCTTTTTCACTTATCGCTAACTCTATCAGGTCGAATCCTTGACCTAATTTAAGGTTCACATCGTCTACGGTTTTAGCGATAATATCAGCGACAATTTTGTCCATTATCATGGCTCCCACCTGTCATGGATTGGAATAGCTTGGTTAATACAGTTTCCGGTGAGCCTTCTAACGAGTTCACTAATGCGGCTATCGGATGAATAGGCGAAGTTTCCCCCGAACATCGGTCCAGATCCCTTCTTCCTTTGAAGAGGAACTAGGAAGCAATATTCCGGGTGATGAGCGTGGTTTTTAAGTTCAACGGCTGGGGCATCTTCAGATGCGGTGAAGAGTTGCGGAACACCATCGCCAATAAGAGTTAGCTTTATGGCTTTCCCGCTGATTCCGTCATATGTGCAATCTCCGAAGTTCGGATCGGCATTGCGATAGACGTACAAGGTCATTCCTTTGTTCATTTTATCGATCCAACATGAGGCCAAGAACGAAAAGGGCGATGGCTGGTATTAAAACGACGATATATGCATTCATTCTTCAGTCCTTTCTGGCATTCTTTCATTTTTGATTGCGGTGATAACGCAGGCGACATCGAGCGGAAATCTTCTGGCTTGGCGACTGCTAACCCCGTAATGGTCTAGGTCGCATTCCAAAATTCTCTTCATTTTTCCCTTTTCATGTTGCCAAAGCACAAAGCCATGCTCCCCGGTTTGGACATGAAACTCGTCTGGTTTGAAATTGCTGCTTTCAATCATAATCATGTCGTCCACCTGATCATCGCAGGTAGGAACGGGAACAAGCTTAACGTCTGGAATATTCATTATTGCGCGTTCCAGGCGTTGATAAATCCACCTGGATTCTCCGAAGAAGAGATTCTCAGGCTTTTGCTCCATTGGTGTCCATTCGGTCATTTTGTCCTCCAAAGTCTTCCTGTGACTCCTAAACCCCAGCTTGGGCTTTCACCAAGTCTGGGGTTGAAGTTTTGATGGTTGAAAAAAATATCAAATGATCCTTTCGTATTGATAATCCGCCCATTCATTCAGTTGCTTCATAAAGCGGTCGTAGTCCTCCTGAGAGAGGTTTACGGATGACATGAAGGCTTTGTCGGCGGCATTGACGTACTGCTCGACGTAGCTTTCTATGGCATCTTCAGAGATTGGCGCTTGAGGATCCGGAAATTCCCATGGCAGGGTGTCCAGGTCTTCCAGGTAGCATTGATGCTCGATCTCTTCAAAGGTCATTTATGCCTCCTAATAGCCTGCGGCTTCAGCTTCATAGTCTCGTTGGCTTGTGCTGATTTCCTTCCAATCCGGAAATCCATATTCATTAAGGGTTTTTCCGTCCCAGGAAGATTCTCCAGATCGATCAAGGCGGCCATCACAATCGTTTGCCCGGTCTATCCATTCCCGGTGTATTTTTCCGCCATCGTTATAAATGGTTGTGGATTCTGACACCCATCCCTCTTCTGTATCCTCGTAATCGTACCAAGAGAAACGCTCTCCAGGGGCAAGCCGCACTGTCCTGCGACGGCCATTCCGATAGAACGGAACTAGGATTGTTCTCATTTATTCCCCCTTCTTGCAGATTTTGATGGCCTTGGCGCGATGTTTGCCTTTGAGGTATTCCAGCGACTGTTCAAAGTCTGCCGATGGAACCATGACCTGGATTATCATAATTCCATTGGTGCTTTTGAGTGCGACATCGAGTGCCGCTTGGGTATCTTTCGTCATCGAAACCTCCTCTGTTTCTGACTCCTTAACCCCGCCAGGGTTTCCCCTGGCAGGGCTTTGAATTGCCTGGTTTTTTTGTTATGAATGTGTGTATCCATCCTCCTCTATGCCTAACCACATGCCACCCCAATGCACCATTAAGCAGTCTCCGAAAGCTCGTTGTACGGTCTTGCGAAAGGCTTTGTAGGAAATGCCTAATGGAGTGCGGTCATAGACCCGCTTTAAGGCTTTGCGCTGTTCTTTGGTGATGGGCATGGCTATTCTCCTAGTGACCAATCGATGTTTTCCAGGTCATCAGCGGCTTGCTCGACAAGGTTAATCTTCTCTTGTAGGTCTTCGCCCTTCTGGCTTTCCTGCCAAGTTTCTGTCTTGCCATAATAATAGTCCTGAAGGCGTTCTTGTTCTTCTCTGAGCATTTCAAGAGCTTCTGTCACAAGGTCTTGCGCCCTTGAGTAGATATCTTTGTCGATCTCTGTTGCCTTTGCCATTATTCATCGTCCTCTGCGTTGTGTTCCCAATGGCCTATAGTGTTGCCATTGGAGTCTTTGATTTTGCCCATTGTGTCGCCACGATGGACGAGTCTGATAATGTCACTCAGGATAAATTCAATTTCGTCACGGTCTTGGTCATCCGTGAAAGCGTCATTATCGGTTTGAAACTCGATAAGGAAGTGCATCATGCGGCCCCGACAAGTTCGGCATTATCTGCGTTGACGTTTTCACAAATTTTCCGGCAATGGTCCCATCGACCCCAATTGATAGCTTCCTGGCCAGATAGAAAGGCAAGCTGATGAATGATTAGATAGACGGCTTCATCCTGGCTGGGTTGAATGCCGTCTTCCTGGGCATCGTCTTCCGCTTTGACTAAAGCTCTGGCGATAGCACGGACGTTACAGGCGCCATCGTTGATAAAAATTGCATCTCTGTGTCTTGAATACATGGCCAAACCTTCCCTGTTTTGCCTTGGTGATAAAGAAATTGTATGCCATTGGCATAGCTGTTTCAACAAAAAAGTTCTCAGGTAATCCCTGATAGTCCCATTGGATCAATTTAATCCCCGCCAATGTCTTTCGCTTGTCAAGGTATGGGTTTTTGGTACAATAAGCCTATGGAATCCCTAGATATTCAGATTTTAGACCAAGAGGCTTTGGTCACTGTGCTTGGCGAGGCGCTTCATAGTGCCTTGTCGGCGCTATCTGGCACGGATTTATCCCGTCACGATGTAGCACAAGAGGTAATTTATGCACTGGAGGACGCAGTGGAGGACGACGAGGCGCAGATCCATAGGGTTAGCGAGGATTTGGCGCAGACATTGGTTGTATTGGATCGATTGTCTGGGGGAGGCTCTGGCATCCTGCAAGACATGCTTGAAAAGCGTGTTGAAGCGATTAATCGGAAGCTGGACGATCTAAGGCGGTACATTGCAGCGAGGAAGGAAGGCTTGCGTGTAATGGAAGGCGTGAGCTACCGGGTTGACTATGAGCAGTAGCGAGGAAGCTGTTCTGATCGTATCTGAGTGTGAAAAAACGATGCGTTGCAGCCTGCGGTATCCTCCTTGTGAAAGTGATATGGCTCTTGATTGGTATGCTGGTTTGGTCCGTTTGGTAATGATTTGCATGGCAGATAGTTTGAAGGTGCCACCGGAGAGAATGTTTAGGGCGGTAATGATGCACGATATTGAGGGAGGGATTAATTGAGCAGAGCGCAGCCTAACTTGCTTCCTGGCGGTCTGACGATGCGGCAGGCTAATTTCGTTACGGAGTATCTACGGACAGGCGTTGCAATCGACGCTTTCAAGAGGGCCGGGTATTCTTGGAAAAATTCGTCACCTAACACCTTGAAGACTGATGTTTACAAGCTCCTGCGTCATCCGAAGATTGTTGACGCCATTGGAAAGGCTCACCACAGGGCGGCAGAAAAGAGTGATCTCACTGTAGACAAGCTTCAAAGGGAATTGATGCGGATTGCTTTCTCGGATGTCTCTGAAATCTGCGATTGGACACAGAACAGGGTTATTTTGCGATCTTCGGTAAAGATGGGGAGGGACCAAACCGCAGCGATCGCTGAAGTTAAGAAGACCAAGGATGGGGTTGTGGTCCGTATGCACGACAAGCTTTCAGCGATTGACAAGCTCTGCAAGATGCTGGGTTTGGCGGAAGGTGCCAAGAAGGCGGGGGACGATGCGAAGGATGTCACGCCAGAGACGGATGAATTGAGGAAGAAGCTGTTTAAGCTTCTATCAGACAGGAACCGCTCGGATCCGATAGACGAGCCTGCGATTCCTGCTCTGATCGACCAGCCTAATGACAATGGCTAGATTGGACGTTTTGGTTTCTGAAAGGGTTCAAGGCCAAATGCTATCGCGGCACACGCCAAAGCAATTTGATTTGATATTGGGGTTAGTTCCCCTTTGGCGTTTGTGTACCCGGCTTCCAGTTGCCAATACCAGTTTTGGGATAGTTCAAGGAGACGAGCGGCTTTCGCTTTGGAGAGGCCCAGGCTTTCCCTCCAGGCTAAAAGTTCGGAATGGTGGAACGCCATTTTCAGCCCTCCCAATCGGAAATGTTGATTTTGATGGTATCTGGGGCGCTGTGAGAGGCGAATCTTTCCGTCTTGACGCTACCGGCATACACGAGCAGGCCATTAGCGATCTTCTCAGCCTCTTCGGCGCTGATGTAAACCGTTCCTCTGACGTTAAGGACGGACAAGGCGATTTGGTCGCAATAGCGATGCAGGCTTATCGCGGCATCCTTGTAGGAAACGGATTTTTCATTTTGCATGATGGATTACCCCTTGATTCGTTTGCAGTGAATGATCTGGGTGTTGTCGCCGTAGGAGACGCCATGCCACGTCGCTTTGATGTCTCCATTGGAGTCTGGCCCAGCAAACCACACATCATAACGTTTGCCGGCGATGTTATGCCGACCGAGGCGCCGTTGTCCGACAGTGAATCGGAGTGTACCGGGCCAATTAGAGATTTCGACCTTGCCCCAAGAGTAGTCTTCCTCTCTCGGGCCATGGATGAGGTAGAGCATAATTTTCCCTTCCTCGGCCATTTCCTGTCGATCTTGCAAGGCGCAGCAGGCGTAGCAGAACTTGTGGCCATCGGAATTGGTGGCGTAACCCGTTCCGCATGTCCCTTCGGGCGTTTCGAGGTCTTGGTCGCATTGAAAGCAATGGAAAGTGTCGGTCATGGTTCAGGCCCTCATATTCAGGTAAACGAGACGGGCGCCCGGTGTGGCGTTGGAAAAGGTTTCTTTCTCGGTCGCCATCGTGAAGCCTTGAGCAATCTTTCCCTCAACCCAGAGAGATGCAGCTTTAGAGTCTTCCCCAAAGTGCATGGTCGTAGAGCGGGTAACGCCTTCCCCATTCTCCCGGCAACCCGCCTCGAAAGTGTAAAGTTTGTCAGTCATAGCTCACTCTCCTGTTGTAGATACATTGTAGATACCCCGAAGCTTGGCGCTTCACTCAGGACCGACCAAAGCCGGTCCTGGCTGAAAAACCAAACGGCGGATCAGTCCTCAATCCAGAACTGTACCCCTAGGTGATCCGATAGCTTCCTCCCATAAGCCTCAACAGCATCCATATCATCCCCCTCCGCTAACAAAACAGGATCACACCGGTCGTCATTGTACAAACCGTACAACTCTAAAACCTCCCCACCACAACGCAGCTCAATCGCCTCAAAAACCCCACGAACCTCAGATACATCGATGTATTTAACTGTAGACATGGCGCTTACTCCTCTGTGAAACCTCAAACCAGCAACCCCGCAGCTTCCCTCAATACATAGACCAATCAAAAAACCCCGAAAACTCGCTGTGGACCTAGGTTTATCCTCTAATCTTTTCCGCCGCAGCATCGTTGCTGTTGCCCCTCTTATATCAGTCACTGAGAGGTTTGTCACGCGCCAATACCGCAATGACCAAGTTTTTTACCAATGACCGGTAGATTTGACCTAAATCAAATAGGTATGGCGCCCTGACCTATTGATCTAAATCAATACGTCAGCCTTCCTGACCTATTGATCTAAATCAATTGAAGCGGCCCTTCGGGGAACATCTAGACGGACCTGGGAGCGTTTCCCCTGGTTAGATGTCCTCCCGAAAAATCGCCCTGGTTGACTCACGTATATGAAACGAGTCCGGGCAAGCCTCCCCCGACGCGCATACATATATGAACGGACAGGACCATGACCTTTCTTCTGCCGATCCGCCCACCGACCTTCCCTTCTCCTCCTTCCCTACCCTGCACCACAGGACGGCCCCTGGCCGCAACAGTCCCCCCCGCCACCCGCCGCCCCCGGCCCCACACCCCCGAAAACGGGCGAAGGGGTGGGACTCCCCCCTAGTGTGCCCACACGGTGATTGTCGGGGTTTTTTTTTATAATTTGGAATCTGGTAGGAAAGTCCCCCCCCCGGTGGGGGTGGGGTTGGCACTGGTGGGATTAAGTTGATTGGAATGAATAGGGTGGTATCGTGTAGATTGTCTGGTATAATATAGCCTTGTTGGGATTGGTTGAGACGATGAAACTGCTTAAAAGACTAGAGAAGGAGGAATTGGATGCTCTTCAGGAGGAGGAGCGTATTGCGTTGGCGGCGAGGGCTGATTGGTTGGGAAGGGCAGATTCGCCGGATCGGAAGGGCAAGCAGCGTCTTCCTGGTGGTGATTGGACGATACTTTTGGTTAGGGCGGGAAGAGGGTTTGGCAAGACGGAGATGTTAGTACAGGCGGGGTGGTGGGACTGTTACGAGTTTCCGGGTTTGATTGTACATGCTTTGGCACCGACGCAGAGTGACGTTCGTGGGACATTGTTTGAGGGTCCGGTTGGTTTCTGCAATGTTGTACCGAAGGAGTTATTGCTTGGGTGTAGTTTAGACAAGGCATACAACAAGAGCACCCATGAGTTGAGGTTTAAGAACGGGAGTTTGATTAGGGGGTTTAGCACGACGGAGCAGGCCAATCGGTTGCGTGGTCCTCAGTGTAATTTGATGTTGGGTGATGAGTTAGCGGCTTGGGATGTACCTGCGGGAAATTTGGAGACGGCATTTAACGTTAGTATGTTTGGTGTTCGGTTGCCTTATCCGAAGGGTTTGAACGGTGAGTTTTTGCCTGCGAGGGCTGTTTTGGGTACGACGCCTAGACCTATTGGCTTCCTGAAGAGGTTAGAGAGGCGTGACGATGTTAAGGTTATTACGGGGAGTAGTTTTGAGAACATCAATAATTTGAGTGGTGCGTATCGCGCTCAGATTATGAATTTGGCTGGGACGAAAATTGGGAAGCAGGAGATTGAGGGGTTATACGTTGATGAGGAGAATGACCAGAGTATTTTCAAGCGGGGTTGGTTTCGGTTATGGCCGTGTGAGAAGAAGTTGCCTGAGTTTAGTTTTGTGATGGAGGTTTATGACACGGCTTTTACGGAGGAGACGTTTGACAGGAAGCGTCAGGAGAGTGACCCGACTGCTTGTTTGATATTGGGGGTATTTAACATTAATGCGGCGTTTACGGAGAGTGAGCGTCGTCAGATGAATGTTCGTGCGAAGTACGGTGTTGTTATTTGCGATGCTTGGGCGGAGCGGTTGGGTTTTCCTGAGTTGATGGACAGGGCGAGGAAGCAGCATCGTCTGAAGTGGGGGGCGCAGGGAAAGCGGAGTGACATAGTCCTCATTGAAGAGAAGGGTTCGGGGATTTCGTTACGTCAGAGCTTGGGGAAGCACGGTGTACCGACATGGCCTTATAATCCGGGGCGGCAGAGTAAGTTAATACGGGCTAACGCGATTAGTCCGATTGTGGCGCAGGGAATGGTGTTTGTTCCTGAATCGATGCGCCCGGAGAGGAAGGGTTTGCCTAGAGATTGGGTTGAGCCTTTTTTGGAACAGGTCTGTGCATATTACGGTCCTGGCACTACCGAGCATGATGACTATGTGGACGTTCTGAGTTCTGGTCTTTTATACCTTCGGAACAGAAGTATGCTCGAGTCTACCACTGAGAATAAGTATTTAGATATGGATGAAAAAAGGGAACAAGATGAACGCAAAGCTCAACAAATCTATTACAACCAAAAGTCCTCTAGCAGAGGTAATCCCTACGGCTGACCAAAACCAGATTGAGTTTGCCCAAGAGATTTTTGATAACATCGATGGTCGGTATGACAGCAAGATTATCACCAAGGTAGAGCCGGGTGATGACATCGAGTGGACATCGATATCATCTGCATGGACAGATGACCCACGAGAGGCGGCAAATGAAGTCATGGAGAAGTTCAACGCTTATGCCTCGGGGAAAGGAGGCGTATTGCTGTGGAGACTTCTCCCCGCCATGTATGCACGGGAAGGTAAGATCCAGATTAGAACGGTGCTTTCGATTTCTAATTTAGGGAAGGCAATCGAGGTCAAGGAAGAGGCCGATGAGAAGCTGGCTTCCTTGAAGGATATGTCCGTTGGACCTCTTACGCGCCGAAGCAAGGAAAGGAAATGCCCGACCTGCACTTTTTGGGATCGCAAAAGCGCAGAGCATAATGTCGGACTATGCCGCAAGAACCCCCCCGCATTCTGGCCAGAGACACCCTTGCAGAGGTGGGCCTATACAGCAGAAACCGATTGGTGCGGTGCCTATGAGGTGAAACCATGAACTTCGGAAAGATCATTAGCTGCACAGATTGCGCCTATGCCGTCCCGGTTAAACTCCAAAGCGGAGCTAACCAGTGCAGAAAGAACCCGCCAATAGCCGTTCCCGTGCAAGGCCACGGAGGGTTGGGGTCCGTGTCAATGTACCCTATAGTCGGAAAAGGAGACGGGTGCGGCGAAGGGTGGAGCATTCCCGATGTCGGCGGTCTGGGAAAATGATTCCAACAATAAAGAGTTTGAGGTAAAAGTATAAATTCTCTTGCGAAGGACACCCGTCTTGGCTGATGACAAGAACCCCATTCCACCTGATCGCCGCGCTCCTACCGGAAGTCCAGATGACCCCGTCTACCAAAAGACAGGAATGGATTCCGGCGTAGATGTCGGAGAGTATATGTCCGTCGATACAAGCGAAGACGGGCCGGAAATCATCGATAGCCCTGACGGGGGCGCCTTCGTCGTAATCGGAGAGGCAAAGGAATCAAACCCACCAGACCTGGAGTTCTACGCAAACCTCGCGGAAACACTCCCTGAAGACATCATGTCTAAACTCGCTTCCGACCTCCTGAAGAAGATTGAGAATGACAAAGAGTCCAGAAAGAAACGCGACGAACTCTATGAAGAGGGACTGCGGAGAACAGGTCTAGGAAAAGACGCCCCCGGAGGCGCCGAGTTCGACGGAGCCTCTAAAGTCGTCCACCCAATGATGACTGAAGCCTGCATAGACTATTGCGCCCGTATTATGAAGGAAATCTACCCCGTCGCAGGGCCTGTAAGAGAACGCCTCATTGGCGCCCCTACACAGGAAAAAGCCGATAGAGCCAAGCGCAAAGTCGAGCATATGAACTATCAGTTCACAACACAGATCAAAGAAGCTCGGGGTGTGCTGGAACAAACCTTTACTCAAACCCCGCTCTCAGGATCCGAATATATCCTCCTCTATCAGGATCACAGACTGAAACGCCCAAGAATGGAATGTATGCCCTCCGATAAGGTCTACATCCCAATCGCAGCAGCAGACTTCTATTCAGCAAATAGAAAGACGTGGGAAGAAAACCTGACCGACGTGGACTTCAAACAACGCGTCAACTCAGGTATGTACCGTGATCTGGAGTTGGGGAAATCAGACACAACACCAGAACCAAGTAAGGCCGAAGCCGCCAATATGAAAATCGAAGGTATGGAGGATACCGGAGAGAATATCGATGGAGAAAGAACCCTCTATACCTCTATGACCTATGTCGATGTCACAGAGGATATGGCTGACGAACTCGACGTGGAAGAAGCAGGGGAACTCTACCCGTACCTGATCACAATTGATAAGACGACAAAGAAAGTCTTGGCCATCTATCGTGATTGGGAGAAAAACGATGAGGCAAGAGAACCAATCGAACACCTATTCGAGTTCGGATTCATCCCATGGAGAGGAGCATACTCAATCGGGTTTGCACAAATTATTGGAGGACTTTCTGCTGCGGCTACTGGTGCTCTTCGTGCTCTACTCGATTCTGCTCATGCTAATAACGCTGTCACAGCCTTCGTCCTCAAAGGGTCTGGAATTTCGGGACAGTCTTCTCGTCCTCAAATCGGTGAACTCATCGAGATCGACGCAGGACTAGAAACAGACGATATCCGTAAACGGGTAATGCCCCCACCATTCAATCAGCCGTCACCCGTTCTGTTCCAGCTTCTAGGACTCCTCGTCTCCGCCGCTCAAGGCGTCGTCCGTACAACCATGGACGAAAACGCAACCAATATGAACTCACAGGTTCCCGTTGGAACCCAACTGTCCAGAGTGGAAGAAGGGCTGGTCGTCTTCTCACATATCCACGGACGCGCTCATGCCGCCTTCAATAGACTGATAAACGGACTCCATAGACTGAACCGACTCTACCTCCCCGAAACTCTCAGGGTGGACAGAGAAGGAAAGGAACTCATGGTCCGTAGATCTGACTATGATGGCCCCATCGACGCACAGCCCGTATCAGACCCGACACTCTATTCCGATCAGCAACGCTTCATGCAGATCACGGCTATCGAACAAGCCGCCGCTATGTTCCCGCAACTCTATAATATTCGGGAGATACAAAAGCGAAAGCTGAAGCTGTGGAAAGTTCCTGACCCCGATGCTCTCTTGAAGGATGAGCCTAAAGCAACCGAGATGAATGCCATTGCAGAAAACCTCGCAATGTCACTTGGAAAACCCGTGGTCGCCTTTCCAGAACAGGATCACCTCGCTCATCTGAAGTGCATCCTAGACTTCATTCAAAACCCCGTGCTGGGCGCAAACCCACTCATTGCACCCAAATATCTCCCAATGGCATTGCAACATGCAGTCGAGCATATCGTGTTCTTCTATGTTAAACATGCCGTCGATACCGTGGAAAGCGCAGCAGGGGTTAAATCAATAACCGAACTGATGAGCAATGATACCGGAGTAAAAGCGGAGTTCGATAAACTCCTGGCTAACGCCTCAACTGATGTCATGGGCGATATCACGCAAATCCTCCAACAGTACATGCCCGTCCTGCAACAGGCGCAGCAGATGATGCAGTCCTTTATGCCCAAACCCCCCATGGATCCGGCAGAGGCTGCACTCCAGGCACAACAGATGGAGACACAAAGACGTTCCGCCGCCGATCAGGCAGAGAACCAGATCGAACAACAACGCGTGGCTATCGAACAGCAAAACGCGCAAATCAATGCTCTCAAAGTGCAAAATGCAGAAAAATCAGCTACAATTACCGCTTTGACAAAGCTAAAAACTACGCAGATGGATAACGCTACCGCCAGACAATCTATTGTAGATAAAGCGATGGCAGGACAACAAAACCATATGGTCAATGGTGAAGGCTTGAAATAGGAGTGTGTGATGGTAAAGAAAGCCAAAATGGAAAATGGTGGTCACTTGGACGTTGGCGCTTCTAAGCGTTTTGAAACTATGCGTGACTACAGTAAAGACGCTCCCATCCCCCAACATCGCCGTTTGGCAATGGGAGAGAAGGTAGATGGGACAACCTACCCTGCTGAAGATAATATCTCCCTTAAACCGACGACAGGGGGAAATGGTCGTCATATTAAGGGAGCTTGGTAGAACTTCTGGTGGCTGTCGCACTTTCAGTTTCTGGAACAGCCCACCAGAACGAAGCCGGGGATGTCACTCAACCTTAACCACCGTCTTTAGTCATTTGTGGTTGAAGTGATCAAGTGTCGCGGCAGCAGGGGTTTGGTCATTGGCCCCCTGGATTTGGACATCAATCCCCGGAACGGGCTTATCCTTTACGGATTGAGTCAACCCATAGATATGCCTTAGCGATACAATCACCCCATTCGTAAAGCCTCTCCTGACGAATAATCTTCATACGAGGATACCAAGGTGACTTATCGCCAGTAGTAACAAGCCAACGCCAATCAGGAACGGCAGGAATAAGAAGGCAAACTGGAATATCCAATGCACCGGCAAGATGAGCAACTCCCGTATCACAAGTGACAAGAGCATCCATGGATTTTAAAAATGTCGCAGCAGCACTCCACTTGGCTTCAATCAACCCAGATAAATCTGTCACCAAAGCTTGCGCTCCAGCATTCGCTATAGCAGCGGAATGCTTGCCAACCTGAAAGCTGAACAAATCCCAATCAGGGGAATTAGCTAAAGGAAGAAACTCCTCAAAGAGGATGGACCTCCAGCTATCACGCAAATGACCCGTGCTTCCCGCCCAACAGATTCCAACATTGAACCCTGTGCGACTCTGAGGCTTGTCCATTTCAGCATAGGTAAGAAGACCAGGATCCGAAGGAAGCGTATCCGGCATAATGTCAAAAAGCTTCGGAACACTATGAAGAAGGATCTCTTCATCAACTCCATCAACCGCATATCCCTTTAAGGAAATGTCTCCATATTCTTTATATCCCTGGAATAAGGAGTACATCGAAGCTGGGACGGAAAATGTAACCTTGCTTGCATGTTCAGCAATCAAAGGAACAAACCGGGCAAACTGAATAGCGTCACCCGCACCCTGTTCACTGGAAATAAGAATATGCTTTCCCTTCAGATCGTCCGGATATCCGCCAAAAGGTTGAGCAACAAACCTATGATCAATTATATTGATCCTATGTTCGTACTCATTCCACCCCTCATCCCACTCCCCTAGAAGCATCAGAGAGGCCGAATAATCAATATGAAAGGCCGTATTCTCAGGATTATATAAAACAGAGGTTGCAAAAGAATCCCTCGATTCCTCAAACAACCCGATTGCACTCTGCGCTAAACCAAGGATGCTCCAAGCACCCCCAATATTCTGGTTCTTATCGAGAACCTCAGAAACCATAGAAATGGATTCTTCTGGCTTTCCAACGCGCAAAAGAGTGCTGGCCAAATTTAATTGATAGCTAATCTGACTAGGGTCAATCGATACAGCACGACGCAGACAAGCCTCTGCCGCATGATGATTGCCTGCATTAATCCGGATAATACCTAGGCTTGCAAGCTCACGGGCATAAATCAAAGGGTCCATGTTATTCCTTCACAGTAAAAGAGATGGGAGATTTCCCACTGATGTAGGAGAACCATGCAGAGGAAAAAACATTCTCCATGAGTTCTCCAAACTTTTTGATGTTGCAAAGCGGTGAGCTAAGAAGACGATCTCTCATTCCAAACCTTATCGCTCGTAAATAATTTGGATTCTCCGCAAGGGATATAGCCTTTTTGCGATATTCAGCAGGAGAGGAAGCAATGAACTCATCAAGCCATATAGACTTTAAATAGGCTGATGAATGGCGGGAGGGGTAAGTGAACTTAGGAAGAGTGATAACCGGCAACCCCATCCATAAGCATTCAGTCGTTGTAACCCCTCCTGCATAGGGAAAGCTATCAAGCGCAATGTCAACCTGACCCATTGCCTCTTGATGCTCCTCTGAAGAGGAATAGCCAAGAAAGGAAATCCTCTCAGGATTAATCCCCCGATCACTGAACATCTGGCGATAACGAGATACAGTGTCAGGACAGTCCAAAGCAGGAGACTTCATTAGAAGCTTAGACTTCGGAACAGAGGAAAGAATGTCAGACCACAACGTTATGACGTTAGAGCCAATCTTTTTCAGAACATTGAAGGATCCAAAGGTGATGTACCCATTCCTGTCAAAGGGTAAGGAAGGAAGAGGATCATAATAAGAAGGCTCAAAACATACCGTTGTATGAGGAAGCTTGATCAGCTTCTCAGTAAAATACTCGTCCAGGCCATCAAGCTCAGTCTTACTGGCAATCAGGTAATCCATTTGAGGGGAACCCGTAGTGCCAGGATACCCAAACCAAGTCATTTGAATCGGGGCAGGCTTTCTTGCAAAGACCTCGAGTCTATTCCCAGCCGTATACCCGGCGAGATCAACCAGAATATCAATTTCATCCAACATGATACGTTTGTGAAGCTCATCGTCATCTAATCCATAAGCAGGAACAAAGGCCCCAACGTTCCTGAATCTCCTTGAGATATGATCCTCAAGTGGTGTTGTTGAATAGAAAAACAGGCTATAATTCATGTCAGAAAGGTACTCAGCAACCGGAGCAACCGCTAATCCAACAGGGTGCTTTCTAAGGTCGCCAGAGACAAATCCGATTGTTGGTCTTGTATGCTCCCGTTTCTGATGGAGCGTAATCGGGTAATTCAGATGACGACGGGCGACAAACTCAGACTGAGCAAGGACAAGAACAGGATCATCCTGCCGATAAAGTTCTGAGAAGGCGATATTGAAAGAAGGGTTCTTAGCCATAGGGTCATGGCGCCCCGCTTCCGTAAAACACTGAATCGCTTCATCAACCCGTCCCTGATCGAGATAAATATTGCCAAGATTGTTCCAGGCACTCGTAAAAAATGGGTTGAGTTCAAGTGCCTTCTTTAGGGAAACTTCCGCATCTCCAAGCTTGCGAAGGCTCTGAAGCGTAAGCCCAAGGTTGCTGTAAGACTCACTGCTGTTGGCATTCAAATGTATAGCCTCTCTGAAATGACGTTCAGCCTCCTCATACCTCATAAGAAGATGACAAAGCAGACCGCAATTAATGTTGGAAGGAAGGTTATCTTTGTTGATAAGGATAGAGCGGCGATAGTCCTCAATCGCCTTCTTGATGATACCCGTCTGATGCTCAATCATGGCAACATGGGCGTAAAGGTCAGACCGTTCAGGAGAGAGGCAGACGGCAGATCTGAATGTATCTGCCGCTGCTAAATATTCTCTCTTCATAAAATGACGGGTTGCCTTGGCGAAAAGAGTTACAGCATTCACCATAGGAGGTACGAGCCTCCGCTAATGAGGAACTGAACTTCGTGATTGCCGTATAAGAGATCTGTCTCCAGGCTCATCTTCCTTATGCCCGTTGGTGGTCCCATATAAGCAATCACTTCGTCATAAGTCATGCCGTTCCGAAGGTGCTTGAATTTCTCATCAATCGTTTCAAGCCGCGAGAATGAAGCTTGTTGGACAACTGGCTTCCTGTCCTCCTCTGCCATTTTGTAGATGAGATCCCTGATCTGGCCAGGATCAAAGGAAACCTGTGCAATGCAGGAAACCCGAAGATGATCCTCCTCCATAGAGGGAACTACAGAAATCGGGGTTATCTTAACCACAGAGCCAACCCACGACTTCACTCTCTGAAGAAGCTTCTCATCAACCTTGCCGCTGGATTCATTCGTGGTAATCGTCGTAGAAGCCGTAACGATTGTCCCTGACGCCTCAAGTGCTTTTCTCGCTGCTTTGGCGAAGCAAGCCGATCTTGCAGCGGAATTGGTGTCAGAATCAGAGGCAATATAGGATGCACTTTGCATGACTGTTGCCGCCTCAACTGGGACAAATGAGGCAATAAGAGGGGTAATTATCGTAAGAAGTGGAATTAATTTCCTCATAATGGTCACTCCTTAATGACTTCTGGACGAGGCGCAGAAGCCGGTTGAGGAGGCTCAGAAGCCTTCTTTATGTCGTTATCAAGCTCCTGATAGGCTTTTGAGGCGCGAAAATCATCCCGTGCAGTGTGATCAGACTGAGCAATTGCTTGCACCAGAGGGGCATTAAGTAAAACCCAAACCCGATAACCACCATTCTCAATGACGATCTTCTGATCCTTAACGATGTATCCGGAAATCGGCGCATTGATGGCCGTCTCTTTAACTGTCCTCTCAAAGTGAGAAGCAATGACTCTGGCGTCCTCAAGATGATCGGTTGTTTTTAGAGAGAGCTTTCCGGAAATCTTTTCGGCAATCTGTCGTCTGGCCTGAAGGGAAGCCTTATCGATGGCCAACTGAAGATCCGAACTGGTAGCCGTTGCCACACCGATCAGCTTCCCGTCATCATCAGGTGGGCTTGTGTACCAGCCAGGACTTTCGTCAGCAACCCGGCTGACTTGTTGCTCTATATAAGCAGGAGTCCCCGGCTTCGGGGATGAACAGGCCGTTAAAGCTATCGCAGAGACTGCGACATAAAGAACGTGTTTCATAAAACCCTCCGTCATTTAATCCATTCAGTTTGCTGTCTTGCCCACTCAAGAAGATCACTTTTGCGGTAACTCACATAGTTCCATCTGAACCGGATGTAAGGTGGGCCTCCCCCCGCATTGTTATTGATGGCCATGTTTGCCAAACGCTTTGTGGAAATTGGACACCCAATTGATTTCAGAAAGACGGTTGCCGCTTTCCGATTGAGCCATTCATCCCCATCCTCAAGAAGGAGTTTTGACTTCTTCATGTTCTCCCTAAACTCTTCCTTGAGCTTATCGGTTAAAACGCCAGCCATCTTGTAACCTCACTAAGAAACCCATTGGATCAATCTTATCCCATTGGATTTAGATTATCAAAAGGTTCTTGAACGTTCCCAACAAATCAAGACAATCTCTCCTAATGACGCACTTTGAAAAACTGATACAGCAGGCACAGGCAGACTGTGTCGCGGCGATGATGAAGGCGGAATTAGGAAATTCCCACCTTCATGCGTTTCTCAAGGGGCAGCATGGAGGTTTAACCGTCGCCTTGCAGATTTTTAAAAAAGCAATGCGGCTTGATGCGGAGGAATGATGAGCTTACCGAAGAAAGAAGAAACAGTAGAGGATGTCTTTCCAGAGATCCCTTGTGGACATATACCCTTCGGAATGTTTGTCATTGTCCAGATTAAGTTATCCAAGCGCGTAACGTCTGGGGGCATCATCATCATTGATGATACCAAGCAGACAGAACAGGACAATACGCAGGTTGCCAAGGTCGTCGCTATCGGGCCAGCAGCATTTAAAGATCGTCGTACCTTTGAGCCATGGCCGGAAGGGGCTTGGTACAAGGTCGGTGATTATGTTCGTTGCCCGAAATATGGCGGTGATCGCTGGCGGGTAGATTATGAATATCAAGAGGAAGAGCGTAAGGTGGGGAACCTCGTTCTTGCTCCATCAGTTGTGCAGGGGAAAGTGGAGTTTGCCATGTTCAAGGACATGGACATCCGGTCCTCTGTAGAAGACCCCCTTAAAATCAAGGCGTATATCTAATGGCTGGTAGAGAAGCACAGATCCTGACTGACGACGATGACGATAGTGGCGTAGGCATCGCTGAAGCGGTATCCAGCAATGCACCGGCAGGGCTTGCCAACAATAATGTTGGATTAGGCTCCCGTATCGATAATCGTCCCCCGGAAGCCCCTCAGACTGAATTTGAGATCATCGAGACGGATGATAACTTCAATCCTCTCGATCAAGTCCATGTAGAGCCTGAGAATCGCAATGAAGGACAAGAGGAAACTCTTGTTCAGGAAACGCAGCAGGAACGTGAGGAACGCGCTCATCGTGGTAAGCGTCCTCCGAAAGCTGTTCGGCAGAGGGAAGCAAAGGACCGGACGGTAAGTGAGCTTAATTTCCTTCGTAGCCGGGTTCAGGAACTTGAGACAAAGGTAACGCAAAGCGTTGAGCCTCGTCTTTCTGAGTTCGATGAAAACCGTCGCCGGATGGAATTGACAGCGGTTGAAAATGCTCTTGCGGAAGCAGAGAGCCGCTCAATCCATGCTTATAAGAAAATGTCAGAGGCAATGGTCAATGCTGATGGAGATGCTTTTGCAAAAGCTCTCCAAGAGCGGGATGAAGCCATTCTTCATGGGCAGCGGTTGCAACTCCGTAAGAACCAGATGACGACTGAAGCGCAGAGCATTCAGCAACGTCAGCAGCAACCCGCTCAACAAACGCAACCGACACAGCGTCAGTCTCCGCCGATCCCTTCGATGGTGCAAGAATACATCGATGACTTCACTGAAGAGTTCCCATGGTACAATCCAAAGTCTGGCGATGTAGATTCACAGATTGTCCTTATGCTCGACAATGAAGTCGCCTCTGAAGGTTTTGATTCAAAGACTCCAGAGTATTGGGAAGAATTGCGCTATCGCATGGAGCGCAGGCTTCCTGATCGTTTTGAAAGCCAGAAAGCTCCAAAACAGGCACAAAGAGCAAGACCTCAGACCCAGCAGATTGCGCCTCAAAAACGTGGGCCGCAAATTGGAGGAGGGTCTGAGAGAAGTGCAGGAACACCTTCTAATCAAGTCTATATTAATCCCGACAGAAAGAGGGCGCTTATAGCTGCCGGGGCGCTAGACAGTGATGGAAGAACTGTGGTAAACAGAGATAAGTTTAATGGGTACTTGAAACAGTACCGTGACTTTGATCGCGCAAACGGCGTGGTTCGGCAATGAGCGGAGATCTATACATGGAATCGTATGAAGAGCAGGATATGTCGGAGTCGCCCTCGGTTCGGCGTCAGGGACGTAAGCCTCGTTCAACGATTGCCCATGCAGTGGATGAGCGCCTGGAGACTGAACGGGGCTTTGATGAGCGTGATGTGCAGGAACGTGAGATCACTGAAGACGACCGTCTTGAGATGTTCCGCGACTCCTTGCAACAGTCGGTCTTACCGGACCTTCCTCCAATGCCCGGTTTCCACGTCTGTTGGCTTAGTACATCAAACCCGCGAGATTCTATTCAGTGGCGCATCCGTATCGGATATGAATTGATCCGAACCGATGATCTCCCTGGATGGGATGGTGTGTCTCTTAAAACAGGGGATTACGCTGGTGTGATTGGCGTCAACGAAATGGTGGCGGCGAAAATCCCATTGGGCCTCTACAATAAGTATATGCGAGAGGTTCATCACAACATGCCTTTGCATGAAGAAGAGAAGCTTCGGACTCGTACCGAACTCCTCAAAGATCAGGCAAAGGCAATGGGTAGCATTATTGAAGAAGGTGACGGTATGGCCGAGATCGTACAACGAGCTAGGCCAATGGCGGAGTTTGACGCCTAAAACGTCGTTACTTGCGTTCATGGACTAGCTCTTTTGGGTTAAAAACCTTTTGGAGCTAGACAAAGATGGCATCAATTTCCTCGCCTTATGGCTTGGACCCCATCTCCAATCAGGAGGGGTTCAGCAACCGTTCTCTGCGTATTCAGAACGGTATTGCAAACGGATACGCTACCAGCATCTTCAAAAATTCGCCTGTGACGATTAACCCGGTAACGGGTACAATCCAGGCTGTCACCACTGCTGGCACGACGGCAACGGCAACTGGCCCGACTCAGATCTTCGGTGTCTTCCAGGGTTGTGAATACACTCCGCTTGGTGGTCGCCCGGTTGTGTCGAACTTCTGGCCTGCTGGTACATCAATCGATCCGAACTATGACTTCATGGTGTATGTAACACCGCAGTTCGATTCGACCCTTCGTTTCAAAGTTCAGGCCAACGGCCCGATCACACAGGCGATGCTTGGCGCTCAATTCCAGCTTACAAACTTTGTGGGCAATACCGTAACTGGCCTGTCTCAGGTTCAGTTGGCGGCTTCCCCAATTGCGGCTGGTCAGTATGGCCAAGTCACTCTTGTAGAGTTCTTTGACAATACAGGCGTGTACGGGTCCATCGGTGATGCTTTCACGGATTGCATCGTCATTGTTAATGCCACCCAGCTTGGTGGTGCATCAGCGGCTTCCATCGGCTAATGGCCGTATAGCTAGAGAAGGAGATTAGTTATGGCCACTCCGATGAGGTCAACAGACTTTCGGGCCATCGTTGAGCCTATTCTTAATGAAGAGTTTGACGGTGTATATGAACAGCGCGTCGATGAATGGCGCGGCCCTTTCCGTGAACAGACCGGCATTCCGCGTAACTACCATGAAGAGCCTGTGCTGTACGGATTCGGCGCAGCCCCTGAACTTCCGGACGGTTCTCCGGTAACGTATCAGGCTGGTGGCGTTCTGTTTATGAAGCGTTACCAGTATCGTGTATGGGGTCTGGCTTTCGCCTTGACGCAAGTCCTGGTGGAAGACGGCGATCATATCCGTATCGGTCAGATCTATGCGCGTCATCTTGGTCAGTCTTTGATTGAAACCAAGGAAACCCTTTGCGCCAACATTCTGAACCGCGCTTTCAATTCATCCTATCCGGGTGGTGATGGCGTGTCGTTAGTGAACTCGGCCCATCCTATTCAGGCTGGTACGTTCTCCAATCAGTTGTCTACAGCGGCTGCTTTGTCGCAGACTTCTCTGGAGCAGATTCTGGTTCAGGTTCGTCAGGCAGTTGACAACAACGGCAAGCGCATTCGCTTGCAGCCTCGCGCTATCGTTGCTGCACCGTCTAACGTGTTCCAGGCTGAAACCATCCTGAAGTCGGCTCTCCGCACTGGTACTGCCAATAATGACGTGAACCCGATCAAGACGATGGGTTTGCTGAATGAAGGCCAGTACAACATGAGCCGTCTGACCAGCAACACCGCTTGGTGGGTTGTCACTGACGCCCCCGAAGGTCTGAAGCTGATGATGCGCCGTGGTCTGAAGCGCAGCATGGAAGGTGACTTTGAGACTGACACCATGCGGTTCAAAGCTACGGAACGATATATTCCGGGTTGGACTGATCCCCGTGCCGCTTTTGGCACCCCCGGCCTGTAAGGAGTATTGAGATGTCGGCACAAAGACTTTCTCTTGCTGCTGGTTCAACTGCGTCGAACGTCGTTCGTTTACCGACTTCGTTCCAAACGTGGAATGGCACTGGCATCGCTTGCCTGTTGAACTTTTCCGGTCAGGGCGCCGCTGGCGGTACTGCTGCTGCCGGTAACGTAACGCTTCAGGTTTCTCTCGATCCGAACGCTAACCCGTCAAACACCCCGGCTGTCCTGGCGACGGCGCGTTGGAACAACCATGATACGCTTGCCAGCATCACTGCTGATAAGAACTCATCGATTGTTTACCAATGTGCTTATGTCCGGTTGGTTGGGACTGTTACTGCCGGTGTAGTCACTTGTGATCTTGGGTATCCTGATAGTGGCAACCCGTAAGGAGATGTGACATGGCAAACGGTATTGCTGGTGATACCGCCGTCGTAGCTGCAAGCGGCTATCCCGCTGAAGATCTGATGGCGATTGAGCTTCGTGTTATTTCCAACATTTTGCAGTTGCAGCAAGGCAACTTCTCGTTGGACGAACTGAAGCAGCTTCGTAATGATCAAGCTCTTGAATTGAGCTTGGCTGTACCCGTACCGGGTAACTAACCGATCCGGCGCTTCTCGGATCTTGACTAGGAAGGAAGAGTATTATGCCTGTTATTTATGGTCAGGTGGCGGCTCCGTCCACCAGTTCTTTGGGTGACTCCACCAACGCTCCCCTGCTGCAAGGCAAGGCTGGCGAAGCCGTCGTCACTGAGTTGCATGGCAAGTGGTATACTGAAGCCTATCGTGGCCACGTTTTCACTGCCGCGACTGCGATTGCCGGTACTGCCGTTGGTACGGCCACCAGCACCAACCTCACCAGCTTGACGCTGTGGAACCCGCTGGGTTCGGGCGTTAACTTTGAGTTGATCTCTGTTGACGTTAACATCCTGGCGACCATCGGTGTCGGCGGTCTGGGCCTGTCCTATGCGACCGGTTTGGGCGCCAACATTGGTACTGGCGCTCCGGTGATTTCCGGTACGTTCATTACCCCGATCAACACCTTCATTGGTGCTTCGGCCACGGTTGCTGGTACTTCGGCTGCTAAAGCCGGAACCACCGTGTCGTTGACGACTGCTCCGGTGTTGTTCACCAACTTGGGCATCAGCACTCAGTCTTCGACGGCTGGTACTGGCGCGTATATGACCCGTGTTGACGTTGATGGCAAGATCATCGTTGCTCCTGGCTCGTTGATCACTCTGGTCGCGGCTGCTGCTACGACTGCTTCTGCCAGCTTCTTCTGGGCGGAAATACCCGCCTGAGGAATCGGAATGGTTGGGAGGCACTCTTCGGGGTGCCTCCTACTCCATATGATGATATATTTATTTGTTTCTAAATTTATCAGGTGAGCCATGCGTCCGATTATTTATGCAGCAACGGCAACAGACGTAGCCAATGGCTTCACCGTAGCATTTCCGCTTGATTTTAACCGTGTGGCTGGAAGTTATTCCATTCAGTATCTTACCTATGCTGGACAAGGAACGGTCTTGTTAAGCACAGGTTTATACTCTGGCCCTCCATTGGCGGCAGGGGCTACCTCAACGGCTCCTACTTCATCGATCACGGCAGGGACAGGTGCAGCAGGGGCTGGCACTGTTCAGCAAACCTATGATGATGTTTTTGCTGCTAATGCTTTAGCTCAAGCAATTGGGAGTGGAACTCCTAACATTATTTGGACTAGCGTGACGCTTACATCTGGACGAGCGATTGTCTCTCCTCCAGTGAAAGCATTCAGAATTTTGTCTCCTACGCTTGGTGATGTTATTACTATCATCGCGCAGGGCAGCAGTGTCGGCGGGTAAGGAGCCATAGTATGACCGCTAAATATTTGAAAGATGGCGAAGGCTTCAAGTTTCCAACTGAGTTCGGATTTCGCGGCTCGGCGGAAGGTCGGCATGACGCCAAGCGTCAGCCTGTTATTGATGACCAGGAATATGGAGATGGGTCTTATATTTCTCGTCAGAAGAGGGCTAAGGGTGGCGACGTTGGTGCGGAGATTCATCCGAAAGAAGATATGAAGGTTCATGGTAGAAACGCTAAGAGTGAGCGATATGCCAAACCTGAAGATCGTGATGAGAATGTGTTAGGGACTGAGAAAGAGAACTTCAAATCAGATCCTGATTCTTATAATGAGTATCGTGCTGCTGCTGAAGGTGGTCGTGCTCATTATGATGTTGGTGGGAATGTTGTTCCGCCTCCTGGTGCTCCTGGTGCTGGATGGCAGGGGCGTTTCCAGGGAGCGCCAATGCAGCGGCCACCAATGCCAATGCCGCAACAAGGTGCAATGCCACAGGGCGCAATGCCGCAACGGCCTATGCCTCCCATGGGGCGTCCTATGCCGCAAGGAATGTCACCGCAGGCTATGCCACAAGGAATGTCACAGCAGGGAATGATGCAGCGTCCAGGCGGAATGCCTCCTGGTATGCCACAGCGTCCTGGTATGCCTCCAATGGGGGCGCCACAAGGTGGAATGCCGCAAGGTATGCCTTTAGCTAGGGCAAAAGGTGGCCGGATGTGTCGTGCCGATGGTGGGGCCTCTGAGCCTGAAAAGAAAGATGATCCAATTTACGATGAGATGATGAGGCAGGATCAGGGTAGCCGGGATCATCAGATTCCTAATCCTGAGAAAAGTTCTCCTGCTGATGGACGGTTGCATCGTGCAGATGGTGGTCCTGCGGGACAAGAGCCAACTATTTCCATGCCATTATCTACGGCTCAGACAATGGCGCAGAATTTAGTTCAGGCAGGTAAGGCGGCTGGGCAACGTGCTCAATATGGTATGACAGGTGGTTTGGCTAATACCGCTAGGTTTGGCGCTCAAGGGAATCAAATCCCTCCATCTCACATTGCATTACCTCCGCAACCGAATGATATTAGCCGCCTAGGCCAGCAAAACACTGGATTAGGCTCCGGAGCACCGGGTAAGCCGGTTGCTATGGCCAAGGGTGGTCACGCAAAGAAGCGGTATTAAGAGAAGAAAGGTTAAGGATATGGTTCATCATCTTAAAGACGGCGAGGACTTTGGCCCTAGCCATTTTTCCAAAGACTTCGGTTTCCACGGAAGCTCATCTGGTGTCGGTCCTGGCAAGCATCATTCCAAGGCGACACATCTGCCAGAGCGTCAGAGTCCTTCGGATCTGAGCGCAAAGCATGTTTCCCCTGGAGACAATACCTACCGCAAAGGTGGTGAAGTCGGTCACGCTCATCCCCATGGCCATCATGTGGTTGAAGTCGAACACCATGAAGATGGTAGTGTTACACATCACCATGCTCATGGTGGCATGACCCATCACCATGCAGATGGACACATCTCTCATCACCATGCTCATGGTGGGGAGATCAGCGCCCATGAAGGTCATCAAGGACATCATGGCGGTCATTCATCCGTTCATGCTCATCCTCATGGTCATCATGTGACCCATGTAGAGTCTCTGCATGATGGCAGTGAAGTCCATCATCATTCTCATGGTGGTTATACGATCCATCATGCTCATGGTGGCGTGTCTCATCACGGCGCTCATGGTGAGACTGCTGGCAATGGTCAGGCTGGCCATGCTCGTCATACAGAAGCTGAGTATATGCCGAAGGGTAAAAACGGCGGATTTGAGGATGAAGACCAGTATACTGAGTATGAAGCCCATGAGGCCAAGCTCCGTAAAGGGGGTCAACCGAAGCACGGTAAACACCCTTTTCAGACTGAGGAAGCATACGATGATGGAGAAGAGCATGAAGCGATGAGCGGGAAAGGTTCTTATGCTCGTGGCGGTCATGCTGGTCATCCTGACTATGCTGAAGATAAGGCGATGATTGAGAAGGGTTTCCGTCAGCATGACGAGCATATGCACGGCGGAAAGCATGAGCAAATTCATCTGGCTCGTGGTGGTCTTCCTCCTGCGTTACGCGCTGGTAAGCCTCCGATTGGTCAGGCTCCTCGCCCGTCTCGTCAGGTAACTCCTCGTCAGGCGGTTCCATTAGGTGGGGCGCCGATGGGTGTTGAGCCGAGTGCTGAACCGAATGCTGCCGGGTCCGAACAGGGTATTCCGCAGCTTCGCAAAGGTGGTCAGGCTCATCATAAGAAGCATCATCGGTATTAATATGAATGGTCCTGTCTCTCAAGCTCAGATCCAGACACTTCTTGAATGGGCTGACTTCTGGGACAGGGCCGTTGATATTGAAGGGAAAGATGAAATTTCCTTTCTTCTTCGCCGGGTAGCAATGAAGATTGCTGGAATTATGGGAGTTGAAAATGCCATACCGGAGCGAGTCTCAGAAGAGGTTGATGCTTGCATCAGCACACAACAAGAGTTTTGCTCAGAAGGTGGGGATCCCCCAGAAGACAGCAAAGAAGTTCGTGAAAGATAGTTCGGGACAAGACACTTCAAATCTTCCTGAACGTGTGGAAAAATGCTCTGGCGGGACTGCTTCCCGTCCTTTCAGGTGGTGAGATATGGCGACTCTTTATATTACTGAGGTATCTGCCCTTGGATATGACATGACTCTTGGAACAGTCCCGGCTCCGAGAGTTCCTGCACTTGCTGAACAAGCTGTTCCCATTACAGGGGCATCTGTTCAAAGTAATCCATTTAATGTCTCCACCAGTATAATTCTTGTGAATACAGACTCTGCCTGTTCGTTGGCGTTTGGCCCAAATCCATTGGCTCAAATAACAGCGCATCGTTTGGGGGCAAACGAGACTCGGTTTTATTCGGTCATTCCTGGCCAATGCCTTGCTGTTATTGCAAATATGTAATCGGAGTAAAAGATATGATGGGTGGTTCCTCTCCTCCGAATGCACAAGCGATTGACGGGTTTATCTCTCTCGTAAATGTTCTTAGCGATCCTGACGGTGTTAAGAAGACAGTGGCCCAATTAGCTGAAGCTAAGAAGGCGCATGATACTTCTGCAAAGGTTGCTAAAGACGCTCATGCAAAGGCGATTGCAAAGGCGCGTGAGGTTGATGCAAAGGTTTCCGATCTTGAAAAGCGGGAGAAGGCTCTTCAGGAATCATTGGCACGACACCTTGAAGATAAAGCTTCTTTGGAAGCTGCCCGTAAGACGCATGATGCGTTGATGGCTGCACATAACCAGCATGTTCAGAATCTTCATTCTCAGATCTCAGGGCAGAATCAGAATATGGTTCTGGCTCTGGAGGAAGAGAAGCGGAAGGTTGCTGAACTTACGGCGGCTTTAGAGCAAGAGCGTATGGAAGTTGCGCGTCAGGCTTCTGAGCTTGCTCGTCGCAGTAACGATATGCTGGCTCAACATACTCTTATGCAGAGTTCGGTAGATCAGCAGCTTAAAGAAGCTGCTAATAAAATGGATGAAGTAAATTCAAGATTGTCTGCATTGGAAAAGCGGGAGTCTCTGGTTTCTGCAAAGGAAGCAGATCTTCAGCTTAAACATAGCAAATTGCGCGACATTCTTAGTTAGGAGATGGTTAATGCCAAAATCTACAAACACTTGTAACGCTATTTTGGCGTTGATCTTTAATGCGACGACATGGACATCGATGGCACAAAATGCTACGGCATCGCCATATACAAGTCTGTATCTATCTCTGCATAACTCCACAGGGCCGGGACTCACGGACTCTCAGACTGTGAACGAAACAGCTTATACAAACTATGCTCGGGTTGGCGTAACCCGTGCCTCTGGTGCTGGTGGCTGGACAGTTAGCACGAATACCTCAACCAATGCTTCTTTGACGCAGTTTGCTCAGTGCGGTGCTTCTGGCGACACATTGACATATGTGGCGATTGGAACGGCATCGAGTGGTACAGGGCATGTGCTGTATGAGGGGGCTTTGAATAGTAATCTTGTTGTGTCCAACGGGATTCAGCCTCAATTCGCCGCTACAAGCTTGACGATCACAGAGTCATAGTGATATGATATTCCTCATTGGATTAAATTACCTGTGAGGAAAAAGTGATCAAGAAACGCAGTCAAGCTGAAATAGATTTTGCACTTGAGCTTTATAATGAGCTTGGTAGCGCATACAAAGTTGCCACTCGTATGGGCCTATCAAACAAAGCGGTCTATCGTATGCTTCACGATGCTGGTGCAGATATTCCTGGTTGGACAGATCCTAAACCGCGAAAACTAAAGTTTGATGGGGATAGCGCGAAAGCAGTAATAGAAGACTATTTATCTGGCATGTCTTGGGCTGATATGCGGGTAAAATACGGGGCCGCTGACTATGCCATGCGTGAGTGTGTTCGGAGAGCAGGGATAAAACTTCGGGATCATGGCGGTCAGCGCCGCAGAATTACAGATCAGGAAGAACAAGAAATTGTTGGCTTGCTGAAATCTGGATTAAAGCAGGTTGCGGTATCTGCAAAGTTTGGTTGTCACCAAGGTATCGTAAGCAAAATCGCCATTAAGCATGGAGTATCTGACGGTCGAAAAGCGTCTGGTGAAAGACATGGAAGCTGGAAGGGTGGGGTTGTCAAAAATGGCGAGGGATATGTTTTGGAGAGGATTTATCCAGACGATCCTAATTTCGGCATGGCGGGGCGCAGCGGGTACGTCCCACAGCATCGTTTGGTTATGGCTAGAAGTTTGAGGCGCAATATTTCGCCATATGAATCTGTCCACCATATCAATGGTGATAGAACAGATAATCGCCTTGAAAACCTTCAGCTTAGATATGGCAAGCATGGCAAAGGTGTTGTTCTTACCTGTCGCTGTTGCGGCTCTCATGACATAGAGGCATCTAATCTTGACTGATTGTCGCACTAAATTAGAGCGGTGGCTTGATAATCATATCGGGCTACCGCTTTATTATTGTTCTGGTTGCCAACGGCCTGTGAAGGTCGTTAAGACAAAAATTCATCGCAAGTGTGATTGCACTGATATCGTAAATGCTCCTCGTAAGGTGTTTCTGCATGGAGCGCATGACAAGCCTAGCCTGGAATATCGCTTGATGGTAAAATTTCATCAAATTGCATCGTCTATTACAGGGAGGAATGTATGAGTGTTTTTTATTGTGGTGAGTGTGATGCTCCTGCTGAGTGCAAAGACAATCCAGAGGGTGGAGTTGTTTTTGTTCGATCTTGTGATCATGGCGAGGATAAGCCTGTTTTCTCTAGGGATAAGCCTCCAAATGTTCTTAAAGTGATTACTACTGACCCGAATATGGAAGCAAACCTGACGGGAACGAGTTCTCTGACGTGACACACGCGGAAGAATTTGCTTTGATGAAGTCTGATCCGCAGGCTTTGTTCAATTATTATCTTGATCTCTTGCAGAGTGGAACTGTGCTGGACGATGCTCAAGTGGTAAAGCTTGAGTATTGCAAGTCTATGCTGGGGCTATTATGAGCCTTTATAGCGTCAGTCAGTTAGCCTCGGCTGAGAACAATGGGCAATCGTACTTTGCCTGTTGGAAGAAGGCTCCAACGCAAACGACGGGGGCGAATTACTGGTTTGATCTGAACATGTCACCAGGAAGCCCCCCTCCTAATTATTATATTGGCACACCCAGCAATTACGTCCCCAATGGGTATGTTGAGAATCTGGGGATTCCTCATGGACAGAACGTTAATGCTGTCGGTTATCAGAAGTATCTGAAGACGTTTATGCTGCTGAATGGAACGGCCTCGGCGGTTCCGTTGCCTTGCATTTTATATGATAACGTTGGGTTCTACCCGTTTCTTGACGAGTCAACTCCTGGTGTCCAGCCGACAGTACAAGGGAGCTTGCCTCAAAGATGGATACCCACACAGACGGCTTATCTTGGATCTGAAGTGGCGACACAGGTTCCTGTGAGTGGGACAACTGGGTTCACAGCATCAGCAAACTGCACTTTGTCTAATCCTGGGTCTGTGATCCAGATGAATGTGACTGCCGCATCTCCGTATGCACAGACGACGATGACGGTTGTTCCTGAGCAGACATATCGATGTGAGTTTCAGTTTAGTGGATTTAGCTCTTCTGCTGGGGCTGTTACGGTGTATGGGGGAACGACATCGACCAATGGTGTTGGTGATAACTTCTCATTTGCGTTTGGGGCGAATGGAACGATTAACACCAACTTTTTTAACGTAACGAGGTCATTTACGTTTGTTGCGAAGGGGACGACGTTTAACTTTAACTGGGGCATGGGGGCTTCAGCGCTTAATGGTGACACGTCAACATTAAACTATCTTTCTGTGAAGCCCGTTATGAACATGCTTCCTGCTTCTCAGAATCAATGTCTGCAAATGATGCCCACGGTTGTGGCCGGTCATTCGGGTATCCCTGTTTATTTTGTGCAGTATACAAATCAGGATGGTTTGCCTAATCGCTGGGCTGGCCCGATTTATGGGACAACGCAAGCAGTTAATGGAACCATTCTTTCTGCGTCACCGAACTCTAGCGCCATGGCGAATACCCCATTTCTGACGCTTCAATATGGAGATATTGGCGTTAGGACGGTTGATTCGATTATGTTTACAACGCTTGATGTCGGGTTGATTTCGATGGGTTTGGTTCGTCCGATAGTCAATTTTGCGTTACGAACTATTGATGCTCCGGTAGAAATGGATTTTTTTAAAGATTGGTCTAAACTGCCAACGATACCGGATGATGCTGGTCTTGCTATAGTTTGCAATCCTCAAGGAACGTTAGCAGCAACGATATTTTGGGGATCGATCCAAACAATTTGGGGTTAAAAAATGACTATTCTCAGTATGGATCAGCTAGTTGCCGCGATGTCGAATGGGCAGAGGTGGAGGGCTGACTGGAACAAGAACTGGTTGGGAACTTCTGCTCAGACGGCTGGTCTTTGGTATGACCTGTATCAGGGAGGCGGGAACCCAGCGGCTGGATCTCTGAACCCCGGTGGTCCTGCTTTGGCATTTCAGCCGATGTGGGATACACAGCCGACAAACGCCTCTGGCATTCTGCACGGTGGTAATGTGGGGTTGGGTTATTCTGGATATACCAAAAGCATCCTTAACGCCTCAGTGTTCAGTGCGGCGGCAACGACGGCCCCTACTGTTCTGATGCTGGTTGATATCCAGGGCTTGTTTACGCTCGGTGGAACGACAACGGGTGCTCAGACGGTTGTGACCTCGGCAACGGTCACAGCGACTAACTCTACAAACTTGTTGCTGACTTACTCCTCAACGTTTGATCCATATACCTCGATCTTCTGTTTTAGCATTTCCAACTCTGGTGGATCGCTACCGGGCAACCTTAATGCCAGTCAGGTTTACTATGGGGTGCGGCAGTCATCGACGACTTGCTGGGTATCGACCAGCTACTATAATGCGTTGAATGCTGTTTATGTTGCTTACAGTTCGGCTGGTTCCGGCACGAACACAATTGTCCAGCAGATGCCGCGCTATAGTCAGAACTGGTCAACTGCCACGACCTCGACAATCGGCCTGTCCTCGACGGCTGGCGCTGGTGTCCAGTGCTTTGCAGTTGCCGCTGGTGGCGCGATGGGTACAACTACTGGCACATTGACACTGACTTATACGAACTCGGCTGGCACGGCTTCTCGTGCGACTCCGTCTTCCCCGGCTTTGCCGACATGTACGGCAACGGCTATTCAAGGTAACGTGGTTTATAGTGGTACGGCCTCTGGTAAGTACGGGCCATTCATGCCATTGCAGGCTGGTGACGCGGGTATTCGTGTTCCGACTGCTATTAACCTGTCGTCAACATATACGTCTGGAACTTTGGCGTTTGTTTTGGCGCGACCATTGTTGACCGTCCCCGTCACAACCGTTGGGGTCGCGGGTGAGAGAGATCTGGTTAATCAGCTTCCCAGCATGCCAGTAGTACAGGATGGGGCCTGTTTAGCATGGATACAGTATGCAGGATCAGCAACGCCGACAAATAGTAGTTACTTTGGAAATCTGGACTTTGTTTGGGGATGATTTATTATGGCGTTGTTAGGTAATTTCAGCGTCTATAATAAAGGCCCAGGTTTGTTTCTTGCTGGTGTTGGCAGTGGCGCAACCAATCCCGTAACTGTTGAGGCTCAAGTAAGATCAACTTTCAACAAGGCTGGGGCTATTAGGAACTTTATCCTGATGGATGGAGCTTCTGGTGCGGCGGATACGTTAGCAATTCCTACGGGGAACTATCCTCCTAATACCTGGATGATTCCAAAGACTGCTGGTGAGATGTCAACAGGGCCTAACGTTTCAGGGTCTGGCTCTACAGGCACACCTAATCTAGCTGGTGGCGTTAACATATCGGCAGGATTGACCGGGACAGGGTCAACGAATGTTGGCCTGAACGCTATTGCTATCTGCGCGGCAAGTTTGAGTGGCGCAGGAGACATTACGTCTTCAGTTATGAATGCGCTTGGTGTGATGCAGGCGGCACTGACGGGATCTGGGAATGTTGCCTCAACATTAAATGCGCTTGGAGCTTTAATCGCATCCGTCTCTGGATCTGGTGACGTTACCAATGCAGCATTAATTGGTGTGCAGTCTGCGTTTATGGTGGCTGCGTTGTCTGGGTCAGGAAGTGTATCGGCGCTTGTGAATGCGCTTGGGACGCTTCAGGCTTCAGTGAGCGGCAGTGGGAATATCACGAATGCAGCCGGGGTTGCTGCTCTACCTTTGGGCGCGTCTCTTTCTGGGTCTGGTGATATCACGGGCAATGCCAATTTGAATGCGCTCGGGAATTTGCTTGCTGGTCTTGCTGGCTCATCGTCTTTGTCTTCGACTTTAAATGCCATTGGTATTATGGGCGCGACGATCAGGTCTTACTCTGATCTTACGGCGCAGGGTGCTGCTGATGCTGTCTGGGCGCAGCTTCTTGAGGGCGGATATTCGGCAGAGCAATTGATGAGGCTTCTGTCTGCCGCACTTGCTGGGAAGGTATCAGGAGCAAGCGGAACAACGGTTACAATCCGTGATATTAACGACCTTGTAGACAGGATCGTTGCTACTGTTGACACATCAGGGGATCGCACCTCGATAACTTACGATGTGAACTGATATGGCTTATAACGCCGGTTCATATTTCTCCCCGAAATACTTTGCTAATAATTATTTTGCGACAGGAGTGGGGGTTGCTCCTTCAGGATATATGATTGCCTTTTTGTCAGGTTCTGGGGGTATATCAACATCAATAACTGGTATTGCAAACTTAGTATCTAATCTAACAGGGTCATCTTCATTAAATGGAGATATTACCGGCACTCTTAATTTATCTGCATATCTTAGCGGAGAAGGTGATGTAAGCGGAGTTGTTATTGGTATTGGTTCAATGTCAGCAGCAATTAACGGTACGTCTAATGTAAAAGCTATCTTAACGTCTGGGGGTGGTGAAACTTCTCCTTCTTATCATGGTGGGTTCATAAAAAACACAGGTACGATGATGGGCCATGCCAGAATGAGTTAGTGAAGTTTCCATCATTTAATTCTTTGTGGTAATGTTCATTGTTTTGACAGAGGCGACAGCATGACCCTTCCAACAACATCTGGGACTGTATCCCAATATGGATTCACTCAAGGTCAGATAATCGATCATGCTTTTCGACGTGCAGGACTCCAACCTGAACAAGCGTCATCCGAGAATATCCAAATTGCCCAAGACTTGCTGTTCTCCATCCTTAGTGAGTGGAGCAATGCAGGCTTTCCTCTTTGGACAAAGCAATATCTGACCCTTGGTCCTGTTTTAGGATCTCCTGACGTTGCCTGCCCTCTTGGGACGGTTGATGTCATTCATGCCTATTGGCGAAACCTTAATCCATATAGGGGGCCTGCCGTTACAAGTGATGGTCAGGATGCAACGGTTTTATTCGGTGGGACAGTAAACTCTGACATTACAATAACCGGAACAACACCGCATGTTCAGGTAAGCTTTGGAAGCTCGACGGGTTTATACACGGTTGGAGTTTTGTTAGGTGGGACTTCTTCGATAACCACTTCCTTGCAGATCCTTGGATCTAATAACAACGTGACCTATACGGTTGTTCAAACGCTTCCGAGCACGACATTCACTCCGGGGGTTTGGCAATATTTTGACCTTAACCCTGTTCCCTCATATCCATATTTCCAGGTTCAATATGCTTCGGGAACGCCATGGGTTTTGAACCAATTGAATTTTGGGTTGGCCAATGCCTCTGACATTATGATTGGTCCCTTAAACATTGATGACTACTACAATCTTCCTAGCAAATTCCAGCAAGGGGATCGTGCTGTATCGGCTTGGGTTGATCGTCAGTTAAATTACCCGGTCATCAAGCTTTGGAATGTTCCGAACCAATTAGCTTTCTACAATGGATTAGTGTCTGTTCTGACGCGACGGTATATCCAAGATCCCGGTCAGATGAGCAATGCGGTTGAGATTCCACAGCGATGCAATGAAGCTCTTATGTGGCGTCTTGCTTGTTCTTTGATCTATGAGATTAAAGATCGTGAGGATGCAAGTGCCGCCCAAGCGGGGTATATGGCTTTGATGCAAAGGCAGCAACGTATTCAGCAGATTGAAACAAAAGCAACAAAGGCTGAATCTTTAATGTGGGCGGAAGAGAGATCAAAAGGGCCGATTAAGATTATGCCAAGAACCAGATGCTACACCAGATGACCGGATAGAGACTGAGTAATGCCAAGGTACATCTCCACACAAGGTCTTTCCCCTATAGCCATTGGCATATGTGGGAGGTGTTCGAGAAAATTCCCGCTTGCGGATCTGACGGAAGATGGAAACATTCCTGGGTTGTTAGTATGTCTTGAAGATTGGGATCGTATAGATCCGTGGAGATTGCCAGCTAGAGAGACAGAGGATATCTCTCTTCAGAATCCCAGACCTGACGTATCACTTAGTGTCGGACCTATGAATGTCGCTATTAACCCAATGCAGCTTGTGTTAGAGGCTGACAATATGGGTAATACGGTTGAGACGAATGATACTCTTCAAGAGATCGGTTTTGGCAATTCAGTTTCTACAATTTATCCATCAACTCCATGGTTGGCAAACACGGTATATTCAGAAGGTCAGCAAGTTACGCCAACCATAGCTACGGGGCTAACTGCTGCTGGTCAAAACATCTATATTTATGTATGTTTGTATGCCGGAACATCGGGGGTATCTGCGCCTAATTGGCCACCGAATGATGGCGCGTTGATCATTGATAATACCGTTCTTTGGAAAAATGCGGGGCTATATTTGCCATGACATCGCCTGTTTTTATAAGCGCATTGCCAGCAGCGACTTCATGGGGGAGCGGTGATTATACGTTAGTTTCACAACAGGGCGGGATAACTAAGAAGATTGGCATAAGTGCCATATTCACCGTTGGTACACCTGGATATACGCCAAGCGGATCTAATGCCGCACAATTCACCGGAAACTCTAATAGCTATTATCAGATATCAATTCAGAACACGAACACAGGAACTTCTGCATCCTCAGACTTCGTGGCCACTTCTGACACTGGTAACGATGTAACTCATTATGCTGATTTTGGGATTAACAATAGTATCGGTGGCACGACGCCATTTCCCAATCCATATTCCGGATATCTCTATGTCACAGACTCTGAATTGGATTTCGGTGTTTTAGGTAATGCCGGGGTTATTAATTTCTACGCAACCGGGGGAATGACTGCTCCTTATTATGTCGGGTCGATTAATTCTACCGGGCTTAATAATATGGCGATTGGTAATGCAACGCCATCCACAGGGAAATTCACGACTCTTTCTGCATCTGGGAATGTTACGGGTAGCCAGCTTGTTTCAACGATCTCTGGTCAGCCGCCGCTGGTTGTTGGTTCTACCTCACAAGTTGCAAACTTAAATGCTCAATATCTTGGCGGATATCTTCCGTCGTCATTTGCCAACGTCACGCTTCCAAACACATGGATGCAAACGCAGACCTTTGCAGATGGCGGGGCTTGGAGTTCGACGGGGATACTTACGACCTATGCAGATATAGGTAACATGGGGACAGAAGGATCAAGCATCCTTCTAAATGGCGCGACTTATACTGCCGTCCTTAAAGCCTCTGATATTGGGGCGATGAATCCTGTTCAAGAGATTCTGCATCGTCATTCGACTTCGTTAGAACCTATTTTCATGGGTGCTCGGAGTAACTCAGATACATCGGCTCATGCGAATGTAACGAATGGACAGAATGTTCTGACGTTTATGGGATCTGGGTATGCTGGAACTAACGGATATGAGCAATTTGCCAGCATAAACTTTGCTGTATCCAGTACGGGATCTATCAGCAATTCGTCATCTCCTGGCGCGATTAAGTTCAATACGACGCCAAATGGCAATAACTTCCCTGTGACGGCGGTAACGATAGACCAAGATCAAAGCGTGACATTATCAGGGGCATTCAAACTTCCTGGTGGCACATTTTCTATTGGCGGCAACACGACCTTCTCTGGGGCATATACCTTTACTGGGACGGTGACGAATAATACGACGGTGACGTTCCCAACAACGGGGACATTGTTAACGACCACAGGCTCTGGTTCGTCTCTGACCTTCGGGACAGGTTCTCTGTCGCTTGCTGGAAACCTGACAACCTCTGGCGCTTACAACATCGGCTTTACGATGCCGGGGGCTTATACCTACACGTTCCCATCATCGACAAGCACTCTTGCTATTCTTGGTGCTAACACGTTTACAGGGAAGCAAACGACGGTTGCCAGCGCCAGTGGTGCTGCTGGCCTTAATCTTCCTCCTGGTGCGGCCCCATCGGCGCCAGTTAATGGCGACATTTGGACAACGACAGCGGGTATTTACGTACAGATAAATGGTGGTACAGTTGGCCCACTTTCTGCGGGTGGAAGTGCTATCACTGCCCTTACCGGCGATGTGACAGCTTCTGGAAGTGGTAGTGTTGCGGCTGCATTGGCATTGACGCCACAGACAGAGTTAATATCGTTATGGTTGAGGTGATAGCATGGCTTCTTTAACTAAGATTGTTTTAAGTGGCGCGACTTACGGGGCGCCGATTCCTGTTGCGGGAACAACGATAACATCGCCTACGACGATCCACACTTCGATTAATACGACAACTGCGGGGTTGGGTGATGAGGTCGTTCTCTACTGTGCAAACGTCGATACCGTTTCGCATACGTTGACGCTTGGAATCGGTGGGACGGTGACGGCTAACTTGGCTTATTTCATCGTTGCAGCGAATACAACGGCCCAAGTTCTTCCGGGGCATCTGCTTCTAAATGCACAGATTTTATATGCCGTGTGTGACGTGACAAATAAAATGAATGTGTTTGGCTACTGCATTAGGTCTTCGTGAGTCATTATGGACGAACTCTCTCTACAATATGCGGCATCACGCCTTTATAGCAAACAATATGGGGGTTTGCTATGGCTACTAGCGTAACCTACAATACTCTGGTTCAGGACGTTCAGGCATATCTGGAGCGTGGCGCATCCTCTACGACTGATGCAACGGTTACGGCGCAGATCCCAAGGCTTATCAACGCAGCAGAGCGCAAGCTGGCTCAAATCCTCAAGCTTCTAGGTCAGATTGAGGTTTTATCTGACGTAACAGGACTCACTCCGGGGAATCCCGTTATTCCAAAGCCTGACAGGTGGCGCCAGACTGTATCTATGAATTATGGGGCAAGCTCGGATTCTAACTTTAGAACGCCCTTGTTTCCTAGAAGCTATGAATATTGCAGAACATATTGGCCGGATGACTCCCTGACTTCTCCGCCAAAGTTTTACGCTGACTATGGGTATACATCGTGGCTTATCGTCCCGACGCCTGATGTCACCTACCCCTTGGAGATCACTTGCTATATGCAGCCTCCTTTGTTGGATGCGAATAACCAATCTAACTTTTGGACGATATATTGCCCGAATGCTCTCCTTTATGGGACACTGGTTGAGGCAATGCCCTTCCTGAAGAATGATGAACGTATTCCTGTTTGGGAAAATATGTATAAGGCGGAGATCGCCACATTAAGCGGTCAGGATCTGCAACGGCAAATGGACCGGGCATCAGAGCGGAGGACCGTCTAAATGGCTGGGGGAAATTTTACAAATGTCTTCGGCGGTCAGGTAGTCCGACCTTCTCAATTGAGTTATCAGTCTATAACGATGTCGAGCAATACGACCTTGTTATGGCCTACAGAGAGTTTGGAAGGCGCGGTTTATGTTGCCTCTGAAATCGATGTGACTGCAACGGCAACGCATTTGGCTTTGCTAATGCCGAGTGCTTTGATTGCAGCAACGGGACCGGCGACGACGATAACGAATGTCGGAACGAATACCTTCTCTGTTGCAGATAATACGGGGAACACAATCGTTAACATCGCTAGTGGTCAGGCTTGGATTATCACTCTCACGTCTAATACGACACAAGCGGGGACGTGGAGAACTTTACAGTTAGGATCAACGACGACTTCGGCGGTGGCTTCTCAGTTGGCCGATGGGATTACGACTCAAGCCACAACACTGAACACGCTTCAGGTAGCTGAGTTTGTAAATACGTATTCCAATAGTGCCTTGCTGACGGCGGCAGTAAGGGGTGGTTGTTCGGTATTGGCTTCTGGTTCTGCTGCATCGACTTTTCAGATGGATTTGATTTTTAACCTTGGGGCTGGCTGGTATCAGGACATCGTAAATTTGAGTGGCAATACGTTGACTTTGTCGGGGTCATCGGGGCAGTTATTAAACTCGGCGCCGACCTTTGCGATGAGTGCTGGATCTTCAGCTAGGGTAATTGCGGGGGCATCATCGTTTACGGTTATCAACAATGTGAATGTGTCTGCGTTTGGTGTGGTAAATTCTGTTTTAGGGGGCAGCGGTATTCTTGCTTCAGGATCTACCGTGATAACTGTAAGTGTGATTGATAACTACATGGAGTTGGCGCCGATATGGTGGCGCTAGGATAGATAGATAAAGGTAACGGTTATGAGTGATCGTCAGATAGGTCTGAATGTAGTCTTAGGACAACCGATAGCCAGCGTTGGCGTCAACGGTGTCGGCTACCTGAGCATTCCCCAGAACTCTCAGAACGCCGGTTATACCTGTGTCCTTGGTGACGCGGGGTATCACATCTATATGGCGACGGCGGGGACATTCACGATCCCGTCAAACGCGAGTGTGGCCTATCCGATTGGAACGGTGATTGCCTTCGTTAACCTGTCAGCATCCTCCAGCATCGCCATCACATCCGATACGATGTACCTGATGGGGTCTGGGTCTACCGGTACACGTACTCTAGCCCAATACGGCTGTGCGACGGCGCTAAAGACCGGCACAACCACATGGATCATCTCTGGTACAGGGTTAACTTGATATGTCAGGGGTAACTTCCGCATTACTCTGGGGCGGCAAAGCACCGGCAGCAGTGGGTCTGTTGGCGTGGGGGAATAATTCTTATGGTCAGCTAGGTCTTGGGAATACGACTTATTATTCAAGTCCTAAACAAGTTGGAGCGTTAACAAACTGGTCTAGCATTGTTGGTGGCGCCTATCATGGTGTTTCTATAAAGTCTGATGGCACTCTATGGGCGTGGGGATTAAATCAATATGGTCAATTAGGTTTAGGAAATAGAACTTATTATTCCTCTCCAAAGCAAATCGGCGCTTTAACGAATTGGTCAAAAGTTGCTTGTGGCGGAAGGTTTACGACGGCCATTAAAACTGACGGAACCCTATGGACTTGGGGGTTTAATAATAATGGTCAACTTGGTTTAGGAAATAGAACTTATTATTCTTCTCCAAAGCAAATCGGAGCTTTAACTAATTGGTTAAAAGTCGCTTGTGGGTACTATCACACAATAGCGATAAAAACAGACGGAACACTATGGACTTGGGGACTAAATCAATATGGTCAGTTAGGTTTAGGAAATATCACGAATTATTCTTCTCCGAAACAAGTTGGATTATTAACAAACTGGTCCAGTTGCGCTGGAGGGCAATCTCATACAATTGCCATTAAAACAGATGGGACTCTATGGACTTGGGGGTGGAACATTTTTGGTCAATTAGGGCTTGGAAACATTACGAATTATTCTTCTCCGAAACAAGTCGGCTTATTAACAAACTGGTCCAGTTGCGCTGGAGGGCATTATCATATAGTGGCAATTAAAACAGACGGCACCTTGTGGTCCTGGGGAAGAAACAATTTTGGTCAATTAGGGCTTGGAAACATTACGAATTATTCTTCTCCGAAACAAGTCGGCTTATTAACAAACTGGTCTAGTTGCTCTGGAGGGCAATATCATACAGTTGCCATTAAAACAGATGGGACTCTATGGACTTGGGGGTGGAACATTTTTGGTCAGCTTGGTTTAGGAAATATAACTTATTATTCCTCTCCAAAACAAGTTGGATCTCTTACTTCATGGGTAAAAGTCGCTTGTGGTTTTAACCAAACCCTCGCCATAGGCCGCCCCGTCCCCGTTGGCCTGATGTCGTGGGGGTATAATGGTTCTGGGCAGTTAGGTTTAGGAAATACGACTTATTATTCCAGTCCTAAAGCTGTGGGACAGTTGACGAACTGGTCAAAAATAGCAACAGGTAATACTTTTGTAGCTATAAAAACTGATGGGACACTTTGGGTTGGGGGATGGAATAATAATGGTCAATTAGGGCTTGGAAACATCACTTATTATTCTTCGCCTAAACAGGTTGGGGCATTGACTAACTGGTCTAGTGTGGCTTGCGGTCAATCCTCTACGGCAGCAATTAAAACTGACGGCACCTTGTGGTCCTGGGGAGGGAATCAATACGGTCAACTTGGTCTTGGAAATACCACAAGCTATTCAAGCCCCAAACAGGTAGGTGGTCTAACTAACTGGTTGGCTCTCGCTTGTGGTGAATACTTTGCTATTGCCACCAAGACTGATGGCACATTATGGGCGTGGGGGCAGAATAATAGCGGTCAGTTAGGTCTTGGGAACAGAACCCATTATTCTTCTCCTAAACAAATAGGCGCTTTAACAAATTGGTTAAGTGTTGCCTGTGGGAACTATTACGTTTTATCAATTAAGACTGATGGATCTCTATGGGCTTGGGGTCAAAATAACTATGGTCAATTAGGGCTTGGAAATCAGACTTATTATTCTAGTCCCAAGCAAGTCGGTGGCCTGACGAATTGGTTAAAAGCTGTCCCTGGTGGTGGATACTTTGCTATTGCCACCAAGACTGATGGAACTTTATGGGCTTGGGGAAACAACCGATACGGCTCGTTAGGTCTTGGGAACATTACGAATTATTCTTCTCCAAAGCAAATCGGAGCTTTAACTAATTGGTTAAAAGTCGCTTGTGGGAGCTATCACGTTTTATCAATTAAGACTGATGGATCTCTATGGGCTTGGGGATTAAATAATTATGGTCAATTAGGGCTTGGAAACATTACGAATTACTCCTCCCCCAAGCAAGTCGGCTCCCTCACCACATGGCAGAACGTCGCCTGCGGGCATTTTTCTGTCCTCGCCACGATAGTCCCCGTATCGCCGGGGCTGGCGGCTTGGGGGCAGAATAATTATGGTCAGCTAGGTCTTGGGAATCGGACTTATTACTCTTCGCCTAAACAGGTTGGAGCGTTAACTAACTGGTCTAGCATTGCTGGCGGCATCTCTCATGTTGTTTCTATAAAGTCTGATGGAACCTTGTGGGCGTGGGGGGCTAATAACAATGGTCAGCTAGGTCTTGGGAATCGGACTTATTATTCAAGTCCTAAACAAGTTGGCGTTTTAACGAATTGGTCAAAAGTCGCTTGTGGGTACCTTAGCACAATGGCGATAAAAACTGACGGAACCTTGTGGGCATGGGGTCAAAATGCCCTTGGACAATTAGGGCTTGGGACCATTACGAATTATTCTTCTCCAAAGCAAATCGGAGCTTTAACTAATTGGTTAAAAGTCGCTTGTGGGTACTATCACACAATAGCGATAAAAACAGACGGCACTTTATGGACTTGGGGGTATAACTACTATGGTCAGTTAGGTTTAGGAAATATAACTTATTATTCCTCTCCGAAACAAGTCGGCTTATTAACAAACTGGTCCAGTTGCGCTGGATGGCAGTATTTTACAGTTGCCACCAAAACAGATGGCACTTTATGGACTTGGGGTCAAAATGCCTATGGTCAATTAGGGCTCGGAAACATTACGAATTATTCTTCTCCAAAGCAGGTTGGAGCGTTAACTAACTGGTCTAGCATTGCTGGCGGCATCTCTCATGTTGTTTCTATAAAGTCTGATGGAACCTTGTGGTCCTGGGGGTATAATAACTTAGGTCAGTTAGGTTTAGGGAATCGGACTTATTATTCAAGTCCTAAACAAGTTGGCGTTTTAACGAATTGGTCAAGCGTTGCTTGTGGCGGAAGGTTTACGACGACCATTAAAACTGACGGAACCTTGTGGGCATGGGGTCAAAATGCCTATGGTCAATTAGGGCTCGGAAACATTACGAATTATTCTTCTCCAAAGCAAATCGGAGCTTTAACTAATTGGTTAAAAGTCGCTTGTGGTGGATATACTACCATCGCCACCTTTGGGGTAATGACGTAATTCAACGAAGGAGTTTTTATGAACAAGACACTGCATTTCCTTAGTGGTATCCCCAGAAGTGGGAGCACTGTGTTAGCCGCCATTCTTAATCAAAACCCGCTAACCCATGTCTCTACCACCTCTGGCCTAGTACACGCCTTGGATGGGCTTGCGAATACGTGGCACTCAGGTCCACTTCTTGTAGACAAAGACCCGGATCATAAGCAGCTTTGCGCGGCTATGCGGGGCGTGATTGACAATTTCTACACCGATACCGACAAGCCCGTCATTATCGACAAGTCAAGAGGGTGGCCGATACCGATTATTATGGGGGCGATGACGCAAGTGCTTGGGAGAAAGCCTCGTATCATTGCAACGGTCAGGTCGATCCCAGATTGCGCGGCGTCTTTCATTCGGGTTGCTAAACCCCAAGATCTGGACAAGTTCATCGCTGACGGTCAGTTGATGGAGCATCTGAAGGCGGCTTACATCTCTCTGCAAGAGGGCTGGCAGGCTGCACCAGAGAACTTCCTGATTGTTGAATATGAAGACCTGTTGGCTGATCCGAAAGAGGTCTTGAACAGGGTCCATGCTTTCCTTGGGCTTCCTGACTTCACCTATGACTTTGAGAATATCGACGGGGAGCCTGTTAAGGAAGACGACGAGAACCTTCACGGCTATGCTGGGATGCACGACATTAAGCCGAAGCTGGAACACCAGCATAAGCAGCATCCGAGAGATGTCCTGAAGGAGCATTATGGGAGCTTCTGCCAGCCTGAGTTCTGGTTGGATAAGCCCAGGACGATCCCTGACATCTCTGATCTTGACCTCCAGCTTGTGGCGTCACGGACAGGGGACTTTGAAGAGGGTTGGCGTCTGGCGCAGAAGATGGAACGGGAGATCCCGAATAACCATCGTGCGGCTTTCAACCGTGGCTGGTATGCGCTTCGACAGGGCAAGATCCAAGAGGGCTATAAGCTGATGGAGCGCGGCAGATATGTACAAGTCTTTGGAGATCCGCCACCGGATGCGCCAACGAAGCCTTGGGACGGTCTGGCGAAGGGCATTGTGCTATTGAACCTTGAGCATGGGCTAGGTGATCAGATCCACCAGATCCGCTTTGCCAAGCATATTGCCAAACGGGCTGGTCGGTGCGTTGTGTCTTGCGCGGGTCAATTGGCGTCCTTGTTTGTGGATGTTGAGGGGGTTTCTGCTGTCGTCCAGAAAGAGGCCAACTTCGGTATCTACCATGACTTCTACGTCCAGGGGATGAGTGCAATCCTGCCGCTTGGGTTTGAACTGCCTGACATTACGGGTGAGGCTTATATCAGGAAGCCGAATGTCATTCGTGGCAAGAAGTTCCGCATTGGCCTGCGCTGGCTTGGTTCCACTCGCTTTGAGCCGGATCATGTGAAGAGGTTCCCCCATGAACTGCTGTTCAATGCGGTCAAGGACATTCCTGACGTTGAGTTCGTAAGCCTCCAGAGGGATGAGGGTGCCGAGCATCGCCCCTATTGGTGCCGTGAGGTTCCGCTTCAGTCTTGGGAGGATACGCGCAATGCTGTCGCCTCCTGTGACTTGGTGATTTCGTCCTGCACCTCTATCTCTCACTTGTCAGCAGCGATGGGCGTTGAGACTTGGGTTATCACGCCAATCATGCCATACCACTTATATGCGCTTGATGGCGAGAAGACTCCTTACTATGACCATATGCGCCTGTTCAGGCAGGAAGTGTTTGGGGAGTGGGAGCATCCCTTCATCAACATAAACAAACGACTGATGGAACGGTTCAGTTCCAAGATGGCAGCGGAATAGGAGAAGAAAATGGGTTTGTGGGTTCAGGTTCAAAACAACCAAGTGACGGCTTGCATCGACACGCCTCCGGTCACGACGAACGATCCGAATTGGAAACCGGCTATTGAGATCAAGCCAGCTTTGAAGCCCTATGTTGAGTATTACGGGCAGGCTGTTTTTGATACGACGCAGAACCCGGTTACGATCACCTATCCGGTTCTTGAGTGGGATTCAACGACGGCTGCAAGGAATGAGGCTGACGCGAAAGCACAGGAAGCGAAGCAGGCTTATGCGTCTGCTATTGCGAATGGTCTGATTATTACGTCTGCTTCGACGCCTGCGATCAATGGGACTTACGCTCTTGAAGATAGCGATATTGCTAACCTCAATGCAGAGGCAAGCTTCATCAGCAATTTCCAAGAGTTCACGACGATGAACACGAACGCCCTGCCGTGGATCACCATGACGGGCGTTGTGACCTTCCCGTCCCTGCCGTCGTTCATGTCGGTTGCTAAGGCTGTGGCTCAGTACGTCTCTGCCTGCAAGCTGGCGGCGAATGGCATTGGGACGTTCCCGGCTAACACGGTACAAGTGCCGTGATAGAAAGGATGCGAAAGAGGCTTGGCCTTCTGTTTGAGGAGCATAAGAAGCTGGAGGAAGAAATCCAGCTTCTCCTTGAACAGATAAAAGCTCTGGAGCATGAAGAGTATTCCCGTCGTCATCAGCTTGATGAACTCTGCCCGGACTGAAGATTATGAAGCTTGGAAAACTGCCTGCCGTTGTTGATCCGAAAGTCCCGGTATTTTCCAGAGCTTGCACTCCTCCTGTCCCTCCGGTAACGGCTGATTGGTGTTCAAAGGTCGCAGACTGGCCTTTGGATAAGAATGACACGGTGGGGGACTGCACGATTGCGGCGGCTCAACACTTGATCCAGGCATGGACGACTTATGCCGGGAACCCGGTGATAGTGTCTGAGGCTGACGTGTTAGCAGCGTATTCTGCGATCTCTGGATATAACGGGACGCCTGCGACGGACGTTGGGTGTGTTGAGTTATCGGTTCTGAAATATTGGCAGGCGACGGGGATTGGGGGCCATAAGATTAACTCGTTTGCGGCTCTTAACATTGCCAACCTGAATGAGATCAAGGCTGCGATTAATTGGTTCGGGGGAATTTATATCGGGGTGAGGTTGCCGATTTCGGCACAGACGCAACCGGCTGTCTGGGATGTCGTTCCGGGTTCAACGGGGATACCTGGATCGTGGGGAGGACATGCTGTTTGTGTCCAGTCTTATGATGCGACAGGCATAACCGTCATCTCGTGGGGCAAGACGATCAAGATGACGTGGGCTTTCTGGCTGGCCTATGTTGACGAGGCGTATGCGGTTGTTTCGACGGATTTCTTGAATGCACAGGGTGTTGATCCGCAAGGGTTGACGCTGGCTAACCTCATCGCTGACGAGGCTCTCCTTGCTGCTAACGTGTCAGGACCGAGTGATGCCCTGGTGACGTTTATCAATGCGGCGACTGCGCCTTCAAGTGGCGTGGGTGCTTTATTGGCTCCTAACCTTCTTCTGACTGCCGCGCCTGAGATGGCTCTTGGCGGGATTAACTTCCCTATCTTGGCGGGTGGGACTCAGGTTGATGGCGTGACGGCGGTTCAGGCTGGGACGAGGTATGCGCTTGGGTTGCTGTCCACTCCCTATATGTGCAGCGGATATCTTGGGTACATGTCAGGATGGAGCGGCGGTCAGGCGACGATAGCTTATGGGAACAACCAGTTTGCGAGTCAGGTGTTTGCGCCTGACTTTACGACGACGGTTCTTGCTAATAGCGCGGGTGGTCTGGTGATCGTTGGTACGTCTATAGTTGGCGTGATGATCACGACAAGTTCGGCTTATATCTTTAGCTCTGCCGACATTGACCAGATAGAGAGTTTCATCACGACCCTGACGGGGGCGGCTCCTGCGATAGTCAGGTTATATGGCGGGATCTTAGGGCGTTACCCGACGATAGCTGAGAACCAGTGGTACACGAAGAACCTGTATCTTCCTGCCTATAACGCGTCACCAGGATCTGCGTTGCATGTGCTGGGAAACAATCTTGGTATTCTTTACTGCTTTACGCACTCGCCAGAGTTCATGGGTGGGAGTAGTGGTTATGGCAAAGACCCAGTAGCCTATGTGACATATTTGTACCAGAATGCCTTGGGGCGCTCTCCTTCTACTAGTGAGCTTACTTGGTATGTGGCACAATTAAAAAGCCGTGATCTCTGGGATGTTGTCGCACTGAACATCACTCAGAGCGATGAGGCCAGAGCTTACAACGGTGTTTGGAATCAGCAATAATGCCATGGCAGATCCCGTATCCATTGATGTTGATCTCTTAGCCAAACAGATTGGTGGTTGGGCTGGGGCGATATTGGCGATGAGTGGTGCCTTGTATGGCATCCTCCGTATGCGGAATAATGACAAGCGGTCTGATGAGAAGAACTTTGAGATTGATCTGTTTTATCGGGGGATAACAGATCGGATTAAGGAGTTAGAGCGTCGGATTGATGAGGGGAACACCAAATACGCGGAGCTATTGAAGAGTGCGGCTGAAGAGAGGATTCTGGCTCTTCAGGATAAAGTGAACCTAAGTAACAAGCTTCAAGTTATGACGGATGAGATTGATGAGCTTCGCATGAGCAATGCGATGCTGAGAAGTGAGGTTGAAGAGCTAAAAAAACAGGAGGTCGCCTTATTAGCTGAGAACGCTACATTGAAGGGGAAGACTCCAGGACGCAGGGCTGCTGATCCTCCTGCTGAAGAATGGTATATAACAGGGGGATGACATGAGCATGATCAATTTAATCCCCTGGCAGCATGGAGTTCTATGGACATTAACGTTGTTCTGCCTCTTTGTTCATTCACAGGTTGTAATTGTTGGGGCGATTATTGCGTATAAGGCAATAGAGAATAAGGCCGCACGAGCAGCCAGAGATACAATTTATATATCTTGTCTCTCTTTGTTATTTGTTGCATTGCAAGCAGACTGGATTATCGAGGGGTATACTGTTACAAAGATAAAGGCTATTTCCGATATCGGGTGGCGTCTTTTCGATTGTGGTGTCGGTGTTGCTTTATTGAGGCATATGAATGTCAGACGATGCTTCGCATGTGCATACTGGGGGAAAGGACGCTCGAATGACTGTTAAAGCTGTCGTTGCTGCTGTCTTTGTCTCGATTGGTCTTGGTTCTTTTATTGTCTGGCTTGATGTCATACGACCTATGAGACTAGTTACACAGATTCACCCTCCTTATCAGACGCTGAGTGGAAACCGTGTTGGAGGCTCTCTTACTGAGATTGTGCTTTGTGCCGCAACGAAGGTCGGCCATCCATTCACATTAGAATGGGGTCCGTGGGCTGAGATGCAGGATAGAGTTTATAACAGTAAAGCAGACGCTTTCTTTGGGGCATTCAGGACAACGTGGCGGGACAGTTTTGCGACGGCCTCAAACCCTATTCTTCCTGCGCGGATCGTGAAGATCGTTGCTAATCACCTCCCTCATTACCCTCCTATCATTGGCGTCAAGATGGGTGCGGGAGTAAGTTCTCAAGCGATAACATCTGGGGCTGTTGCGATACGCCACGAGTTCATGGACAATTATGAGATCGTTGATGCTTTGCTTGATGATACGATTGATTTTGCATTCTTGGATATCGTGATCTTAAATGAGATCCTGATGGAGAAGAGGCTTCCCCTGGACACCTTTAAGACAAGCTACATATACGATGAAAGCTATTCGGTGTATTTTTCCAATAAGTTTCTGGAAACCCATCCAGGGTTTTTGAGTTCATTTAATAAATCTTTGATAGAATGTAATCCTGCGTCTCAGGAGAGAGTTAAATGAATGGTATTGTGAAGTGACAGCCATACCTATCGATATAAGCTTTGCTCCTGGTGTATCCAGAGACACCACATTATTTGATACGCAAACTGCGCTTGATGTGTTGTGGTGCAGATTCCGTAATGGTCGCCCTCGTAAGATGGGTGGATATCAACGTATTACGGATAATCTTTCAGGCGTCCCTAGGCGCATCCATATTTTCTATCAAGGTTCTCAGGCAATCATTCACATCGGAACGACAGCGGGGTTGCAGCAGGTCGTTATCGATTACAATGGTAACTTCATAAGTTCTGCGGATAGAACCCCTGTATCAGGGTTTACGCCTAGCGCGAATATCGGGTGGACCTTAGACTCGATCTTCGATACCAATACTGGCGTCGTGAACCTTATAGCTCACGCTACCGCTGATTCAAACGCTCCGTATAATCTGACCCAGACCGTTCCATTTATCGGGCAGATTACGCTGACTACTGTTCTGGTGAAGTTTTCAGATCCGGGGTCTTACGGTGGTGGGGCGTGGACTCAGCCTGATGTTGCTGGGGGTATCGTTTGTGTTCAGCCTTATGTCTTTGATTATGATGCTGCGGGATTGGTTGGGTGGAGCGCCCCAAACATCCCTCTCTATTTAGGGATAACCGGGGGAAGTTCTGGTGCTGGTCAAGCAAGGATTTCTTCTCAGAAGATTATGGCTGGCGCTCCTTTGCGAGGGGGTGGTGTTCAACAGCCATCGGTATTGTTCTGGAGTTTGTCCGAAGTTATAACCGGGACATTCGTTGGAAGTAATGCGGGTTATTTCGCTTTCTCCACGATTTCAAACTCATCATCGATCATCTCGACAAAGGCCAATATTGAATATGACGGACTGCATTACTGGTGCGGGATCGACAGGTTTCTGGTTTACAACGGAACCGCTCAAGAAGTGGCAAATCCTCATAACCAGGATTGGTTTTTCAATAATCTCAATTGGACTTATGCGGGTAAAGTCCAGGCTTTTAAAGTTCCTCGTTATGGAGAGATCTGGTGGTTAGCTCCGTTATTCGGGGCGACTGAATGCTCTCATGCGATTATCTACAATGTAAGAGAGGGAACTTGGTATGACACCGAGCTTCCCGATGGGGGGCGTTCCTGTGGTGCTTTTGCCCAAGGATTAAGATATCCGATTATGGGTGGCACGGCTCAGAACGCAAATGGATATAAGTTATGGCTGCATGAATCCGGTACGGATGAGGTCGATGGTAATGTGACTAATCCTGTACGGTCTTACTTTGAAACGCCATATATGGGTGGACCTAGGCAGCAACAACCAAACGATAAGGGGTTGTCTTATCAGCAGTTAGAGCCTGATTTCATCCAAACTGGAGATATGACGGTTTCTATTGTTGGTACGGCGAATGCCAGAAGCCCTGTGTCGAATGGAACGGCTGTTCCTTTGAAGGCTGTCCCCGGAGTACCACAAGAGCAATTGGTTTCGTTTAAAGAAGGACATCGGTTAGGAAGCCTTCATATTGAATCAAATGTGTTAGGTGGGAGCTACATCTGTGGGAAAAACCTCCTTCATGTAGAGCCAGCGGAAGCAAGGATTGTATCGTGATTGATCCTAGAGGAATGACGTTTCAATCATGGGCTTGTCAGACAGTTCCTAGGTTTATGCAATATGGTTTCATCCCCACTCCACAAGGGGAAAAAAACTGGAAGCAATGGGCGAGTTACATTGTTGGGTTGTCTCAACTTTCTGCGATAAATCCTCCTCGACCAGAAAGTTATAAAGAGTGGAGAGATTGGGCTGTGAGATTTAACGGGTCAGTCGTAGCTCTTGGACTTTAAGAGAGTTTTTGGGTATTATCCGAAAGTTATGCTTGGAAGGCGCGGCATATGCAGTCCACCGATTTTCAGAACTTGACACAACCATCCATGGATATGGTGGATTTGGTTCGTCATGCTTATGAGAAAGGTGGGAAAGCAGAGAGGGAATCGCAGAAGGAAAAAGGCAAGAAGAGTGGCGTGACGATTGCGATTGTCCTTCCTCAGATGCCTCATCCTGCTGTGCTTGGTGCGTTATCCCAGCCGTTGCTAGAGCAACATATGGCGGAGCAACAAGGCCAGGAACAACCGAAGCAGATGGCCAAGGGCGGAGGGGTCCGTAAGCACTTTGCCAGCGGTGGTGCAAACGATCCGACATCTGCCACTAACCTTGCCGGGGATGCCATAACAGGTGGGATGGCTGTATATAGTGGATCAACAGGTGCCGGTGCTGGTTTAGGTAATTGGATTGATACAAGCCAACTTGGTCAATCCGTTGGTTTAGGGACATCAACCGCTCCATCTGCTGATGCCATTGCTTCTGCCGCAGCAGCCCCAAATGCTGATATTGGTCCTTCATTAGCAGATGCAACATTGCCATCGGTTCCAACGGAAACTGGAGCGGCTCTATCTTCAGCCATGGCTGATGCCGGTTGGGGTGGGATTGGAACTGTCATTGGAAATGTTGCCGGTCTTCCTTCTAATCAAAACCCTCTTGTAAATGCAGGAATGAATATTGCCGGGTCATTGGGTGGCGCGGCATTAGGTTCGGCTGCTGGTGGGGCTTTGGGAGGAACAATTGCGGGGATGGAGGCAGGGAGTGTTCTTGGCCCCATCGGAGCTATTGGCGGGGCTTTAATTGGAACACTTGCAGGGTCATTGTTCGGCCCTAATCCCTCTGTAGGTCCAGATGCCAATACAACCATATCTGGTTGGGATTCAACCAATAACCAACCTACCTATGCTCAGGGCGCCGGAAATGGCGGAAGCTCTGCAATCTCAAATGCTTTGATGCAGCAAGCATATCAAAACGCAAACAATTATATCAGTAAATTAGGTGGGCAGATTACAAACACGGCTCCATTGTCTACGGGGTATTTCAAGGGGAAATACTTTGTATCAGACACAAATGCCGGTGGTAATGCTACATATACTGGAAATCAGTTTTCCGATCCAAATGCTGCTATTCAAGATCTTACTCAAAGGATCGTTGAGGCAAGCGTTATTAATGGTCTGACGCCAACTCAATTGGCTGGCATCGGAAATTATGCAACTCCGACATCGCCAAATTATTCAGGGGATTATACGTCAGGTCCATTAAAGGGAGGCACAATAGATGCGTATAATCCAGCAACATATGCCAATGGAGTTCCGTCTATTGCGTCTTTAACGAATGGGGCAAATACCAGTGGTGGGAACGGAAGTTCTGGTGGAACTGGGGGAACTGGGGCTGGTGCGACGGCTGCAAATCCAACGTTAGATCAGCAGATAACAAATGACTATTTAAGCACTCTAGGACGCGCTCCATCATCGTCAGAGTTGTCTTATTATGAGTCTGATCCCAATTATGCGGCTCATATCGCTGCCTCACCGGAAGCATCTAGTTTAACGTCTAATATTCAAAAGACGTTTACAGCCGATACAGGGCGTCCAGCAGATGCTGCAACGTTGGCATATTACGCAGCGGATCCGAACTATGCCGCTCATATCGCCGCCGCTCCTGAATCTCAAAATTATACAGCGAATGCGACAACGATTAATAATGCAGCAAATACTGTCCTTGGACAGCCTGCCGATCCGGCAACAGTAGCGGCATTAAATACAGCCCTTAATAATGGTACATTAACGACTGCCGGTATTCCTGCTGCGTTAAAGGCAACCTCTCAATATACTAATAATGTCAATGCTGGAACGGTCGGTCCTCAAGGGAACTTTGCTCCTAGTTATACGGTTCCTTCTCAGGGCAGGGACGCCTATACGGTAGCTACGGCTAATTCAGCGGCTAATTCGCTGGTCCCAACATGGGGTCAGAATGCAGCAATTGGTGCGGCAGATGCTCTTGGCGTTAATCATTCTCAGATTGGTGCCTTGAATGGGTACATGCCCTACACGCCTCCGCCTGGAACGGGTGCTGGAGCTTTTGCGCCATCGAGTCCTTTAAACGGAGGCGTTGCTGCTCCGCCTACTCCGTCAGCATCTAATCCATTAGGTGCTTTGAATAGCGCGAATCCTTCAGGGACATATTCAGGCCCTGCCTTACCTAGCACAGGAACTCCTGTAGATCTTGGTGCTGGAGTGACGGGTAGTAGTGGCTCCTATAGCCCTCCTAGCACAGAAAATCCTGTGGCTCTTAATAGGACGGTAACGGGAGGCGTTCCTGCTAGTCCTGCATATTTACGGGCTGTATCTGGTCAGAGCACCCCTGTTGGATATGGAACTCCGATGGTGTTGCCTGATTCGACATTGATTGACCCGATTACCGGATTGCCGATCACGGCTGCATCTGGTGCGTTAAACCAAGCGGCTGGAGCGTAGAAAGATGGCTGAAGATCTTTTATCAGGTTGGCTATCCCCGGATATCACGTCATCTTTTGACGGTAGCTCTCTTGATACATCAAGTCTTTTTACTGGTTCTCCAGGCTTGGCGAGTTTTGACTCATCATCTCTTCCAGGGGCTTCTGGTATAGATTATTCAGTTGGTGGCGTTGGATCGTCGGGAACGATAGGTCTTGGAAGTGGTTTGCCTGTTGGGGCAGGGTCTTCAGTTGGGGCTGGAGCAATACCAGGAGATGTGTTTTTACCTGCTGGACAAACGATTAATGACCAAAATCTTAGCATTATTAATTCGTTTTCTGAGGGCAATTACACACTTGATAAGAATGGTTTGCTGTCCGGAAAAGGCGCTTTAAATGGAATGTCCCCTGAAGAGGGGATGGCGCAGCTAGGTCTTGCTCCGCAGGCTCCAAGTGGCGGTATTCTTAGTGGAGTTCTAGGAACCAGTACTCCCTATGCTAATGACACTTCTGGGTTTTCTATCGGAAAATCAGGAACAGTGACAGGCGCTCCAGATGCTGCATTAGGGGCGGCAGCAACGAAAGGTCTTGTTTCAGCTTCTTCTTCCGGGGCTTCCGCAGATAATTCAGGAAATCCATCAAACAGTTCAACTGATAGCAATAGCGGCAAAGGGGCCTTGAACAGCATATTTGGTGGTGGGAATGGAATTAATGTTGGAACGGGTGCTTTAGCCCTTGGGGCTTTGGCTGGACTTGCTGCCGCCCTTGGAGGGTCGCCTAAACAAAACTCCGTATCTCAAACTGCAAACTCCGTCGCTAATGCAAACGCTGCTACACAGACTCCTCAGTGGAATGCTCAATTGAGTAATAAGCTTTACACTCCTCCCGTTCCTAATCCTAACTATGTCGCAGGAACGGCGGCGAATAATTATAAGAGTGTTGGTCTTCCCACTATGGGGGGTGGCTTTAATTTTGCTCATGGTGGAGCTTTAAGCAACCCAAGGATATATACGACTGACCCTGACCATAATGAAGCTGTTCATGGTGGTCCGATGTTTGATAGTCGGAAAGGTGATCGTTATGTCCAAGGCCCCGGAGACGGTCAAGAGGATGCAATTCCTGCTGCATTGAGTGATGGAGAGTACGTTGTCGATGCCCAGACCACTTCAATCCTAGGAGGGGGGTCGAATAAGAAGGGTGCCGAGCTACTCGATAAGTTTAGGGATGAAGTCCTGAAGAAAGCTCATAGCCAGAAGTTTTTACCAAAGGGACTTGGTAAAGGTGCATTGAGCAAATTAGCAAGTGGAGCGGCATAATGTCAGGCATAGGTAGCTTATTAACTGGCTCTCCCACTCCTCCGCAGCCAACAAGTGCTGATGCAACGTCATCATTTCCTGTATGGCTACAAGATTATTTGTCCAATATGGTCAGTGGGGCGAATAGCCTCATCGATACCACCCCTATGTCTGTTTATGGAGATGCAGCGAGTGGCTCTCCGTCTTTGGTGGCAACTCCTTCAGCCAACACACAGGCTGCATGGCAAAGTGCTGTAAACAATCAAGGTAGTTGGAAACCAGCTTTAGCAGATGCTGGTGGTCTAACAATGTCAGCAGCTTCCCCGATATCTGCTGACACAATGGGTTCTAATACTAACGCATATAACACAGATGCTTTAGGAAGTGTTGGTCAGTACGGAAGTGCAATGCAGGGCCAGACTTTGGGGAATCAATCTGCATATTCTGGAAATACCACAGGAAATCTTATCAATTCAGGAAATCAAATTACCGGGGCACTGAACAATGCTGTTCAGAGTAACGTTGGTGGGTATTTAAACCCTTATACAGAGAACGTTATAGGTGGCATTGAGAGTTCAATGAACACCAATCTGATGCAGAATGTTCTACCTCAGATTCAAGATCGGATGGTTCAATCTGGTCAGGTTGCTTCTCCACAGCAGATGCAAGCTGAAAACAATGCTGTTTATCAAAACCAACAAGCTATTGGTCAAGCGATTGCCCAACCGTTGCAGTCTGGATATACAACGGCTCTTGGTGCCGCTCAGAACTCTGCAAACAATGCGTTTGGATATGGGAACCAAGGCGCTTTGTCATCTTTGACCACAGGTGCGGGTCAAGCTGGTCAGGCAGTGTCAAGCGCCCAAACGGGAGCAAGCGCCGGGAACCAGATGTCTCAGGCAGAACAGGCTGCTGCCCTTCAGGGTGGTTCTCAGATGGGGCAGATTGCAAGCCTCAATTCCAATCTAAATGCTTCAGATGTTGGACAGCTTGCAGCAGCAGGTGCAGCGCAGGATTCAGTAAACCAAGCGAATATCAATGCGACGGCAAATCTGTACAACACAAGCCAACAGATGCCATATCAGCAGCTTGGATTTATGTCCAACTTGATCCGTGGTCAGAATATGCCAACGAACGTACAAACGACTGCCTTGAGTTATCAACCTCAGTCTATGTACTCACCGTCTCCTTTATCCACGGCCGTTGGAACAACGGCTTTGGCCAGTGGGTTAGGGTTAGCTAAAGGTGGTAAGGTTAAGCCTAGGGGGGCTTTGTCCCTCTATGCAGCGTGAGGGACGGAAAATGGTTGGGATGTTAAACGCAATTGCTGGCAGATATCATTATGATGAAGGCGGCTCTACTGGAGATGACGACCAGCAGAGAGGTCCACTCTCCACTTATGACCCGTCTGTTCTTGGCAATATGCAGAATGCAGTCCTAGGGGGAACACCTGAATCTGCCTTGCAGAAATATAAGGATGCCCAATCAGCACAGGAAGCAGCGGCCCAAGCAAAGAAGGATCGTATCCAACAGGCAATGGATACACTGAGTGCAAATCGCTCCAATCTCCCGATGATGGCTTTTGGCGCAGGGATGATGAAGCCAACCCACACTGGCACGTTTGGCGAAACACTTAGTAATGCAATGAGCGATACAATCCCCGCCATTGATAAGCAGCGTCAATATGAGGCGCAGCTTCAGCAGATGGGGGTTTCAGCGGCTGACGTTGATCTGGCCCAGAAGACTAAAGCGGCCCAAGATTGGACAGACCGGATGAAGCTTGGGTTGACTACGGCAGAAACAAACCAGAGATTGCAGCAAAGTGATCAGCAACATCAGGATTCGCTTAATCTTCAGAGGCAGCAGCTTCAAGGACAAAAAGGATATTATGATTATTTGAAGCAAGAAGACCCTGACGAAGTTTCCTCATGGGTGCCATTGTATGAAAAACCGGGCGTTCAAAAGATGGACCCTGTAAGTGGCTTGCCGTTATATCAAGGCATGAGCAAAACAGAGAAGCCCGTCGGTCAGCCTCGGATTGTTAGAAGTGATGATTTGGATAGCAGCAATACAAGTTCCCGTGCAGATCCGATTATTTCGCAGTATAATTCGGCTCAGAAGGCGCTTGATGCTGCTATTAGCAAAAGGTACGTTATATTAGGATCAAATCCTAAAGCCGATACGAAAATGTTAGATGAGCAAATCGCTCGTCAAAGAGAGCTTGTTGAACAATTGAGAGTTGCGGCTACGACAAGGTTGGGAGGCTCAACCACAACGCAGCCTGTATCGCCGGATCCCTTAGCGGCAGGATTAGGGGGAAACGGAAGTGTTCCTTCTAAGAAGCCAAACATTGATCCTGGCATATATTCTCCTTCTCAAGAAGCAGCTAGGTCTGGAGCATTTCCCGCCCCACAGCCAGGAATTGATTGATGCCTGAAGATCGCGCAGATGCTCCCCTACCGGAATCAGTGGACATTTCGGAGGCTACTCCTGCACCTGTTATAAACTATGTTAATTACACTCCCGCCCCGACTCAGGCGCCAATAAAATCATCATTGCCTCCTTTGACACCGCGTCCAACAGAAAAGCCAGCACAAGGTCTTCCGTTAGACGTTGTTAAGCAGAAAGTGGCAAAGTTAAAAGATGCCGGTTATTCGCAGGATGAGATTGCTGAATCTCTTATGAAGAATCCTTTTTTCGGCCCTCGTATATCTGAGGCGGCTGATAAAGGATGGGAATATCCAGAAATTTTTTCGAGATTTGGCCTCGATGGATATGATCCAACGGAAGGTGGTCCGTTAAAGACTCCATGGCGATATGTCAAAGCAGGCGTTGAATCTGCTGGGGAAATGATTGGAAACACTCTCCAGGGCGGAGCTATCGCTTCAGACCGAAGATCTTTATATGCTCCATATTATGAGGACTACACCTCGTTTAAGAGCAAGTCTCCTGAAGAGCAGCAGCAGATTCTTAGTAAGATCGCTAATAGTGATATGGACTTGGAGGCCAGACAGAATCTTACAAAAGAGTTCCGCAGGCTTCAAGAGGGGGCAAATCCTAGACAATTTGACATGCTGGCAAATCAGCCAGTTGAACAATTGCCTGGATACAAAGTTGGACAATGGTTCAAAGACACCACACAGGGACTGCTTAATCCTGAAGAGGAAAAGCTAACTGGCGTTAGGATTGCTAAAGCTGCTGCCCCTATCGTTCCTGCTATGGCTGCAACAGCACTTGCCGGTCCTGCTGGCCCAATGGCTCTGTTTGGCGGGTCTTCTTATCAAGAGGGTTATGAGAAGGCAAAAAAGGTTGGCGCCTCAGAAGAAGCTGCCCGTGACGCTGCTATGAAAGAAGCCGGTATTGGTGCTGCCGCTGGTGTTCTGGATGTTGGAGCCATATTAGGCCCAATAGCAAAATACTCTCCTGAACTCCTTAATAGGGCGCAAGCAATCCTTTATAAAGGTATTCAAAGCGGTGTCATTGGAAGTTCAGTCGGAGAAGCTCAAAAGTGGCTGAATGCTCAGATTGAACGCACAACTTATGATCCAAATGCACAATATAAATTTGATCCGACAGAAGCTGCGATTGGATTTGCAGGGATGGCAATTCCAGGTGCAGTTCATGGGGCATTCCATGAGCAAGCCCCAAAAGAAACCGCTCCGACAGGAACAGATATTCCTCATCCATCATTGATTGCCCATGCTTATTGGAGGATTGATGAGCTTGAGTCTATCTACAATGGAACAGAGGGAAACCCTCCAAGGGATCTAACTCCTGCTGAAGCTGCCGAATACGCATTTCTTCAGAAGAACAAAAATAAGCCCGAAGAGCTTTCTAAAGTGATTCGTGGGACTGAGCCTTCTGAGCAACCGGAGCCGACTCAAGCGCCAACAGTTACGCCAGCCCCAACTGTTTCTAAATCTAATAAGCCTCCGAAAGCGACAAAGGCTCCTGTGCAGGCTGAGATACAAGCTCAACCTGAAGCGCAAGTTCAACCGGAAACACAGGATAAGGTTCAAGAGGCTGCTAACGCCCTTGTCGAAGAGGCAAAGCAGAATCCTACGGTTACAACACCTGAAAAAGATAGTGATATCTCCGCTCAAATTAAGGAGATGATCAACCCAAACAACCCGAGAGATTCTGTCTACATTGCTCCAGGGAATGAGCATGAAATCCCTGTCAGTGCTTTAGATCATCCAGGTGTTGAGCTTGCTGAAAATCCCGTTAGTAAGGCTTTGTTGCTAACGACCAATATGGACAAAGCCATAGATTTTCAGAAGAACAGAGATCTCACAGAAGAAGAGAAAGCCAATTTGCTGGGTCTTTCTCAACCCAAAACTGAGGCGTTAAAAGATCCTAATGCTGTCGTCGTTCAAGGGAAGAATGAGGATGGCGCTATTGTTCATCAGGAGCTTACCTCACAGGATAACCTGCCTAACTCTGTAGAGAACACAGCGAATAGGACTCCTGAAACTGGTCAAGTTGAAGTCGCCAGCACAACAGGAGCGCAAGCCCATAGAGTTGGTGGTGATGATCAAGCTGTTCCTGTGGCAAAAGGAAAGGTTCCGACTCCCGATCCTGAGATACAGATTGCTGAGATCCGTAAGCAGATTGAATCATTTGAAGAACATCGGGATCAAGCTCTTGAAGTTGGGGATACTCCTACGGCTCAGAATTGGCATAACCGTATAAGGGAGGCTAATGAACAAATAGCCGAGCTTCAAAGAGGTCAACCGTTAGAAAAAGAGCCAGCAGTTCAAGAGAGTGAACCCGCTTCTCCGCAGGCTCCGTCAACCGATATTCCTTGGGAAAATCATTATCAACGAGCAGTTGATGTCGTTGGGAGCGAGAGTTTCCCGCTTAAAAGCAAACCACTTGCAGATAAGCTTGGGGTTGATGAGGCTATGGCAACAAGGCTTTTACAAGCCATGGCGTCCAGGGGAGCTATTAGGCAAACAAAGAATGGTGGGTTTTCACGAAATCCAGATAGAGGCCCGTTAGACTTTCTTACATTCTTGGCAGCAAAGGGAGGTCTTCGGGATGATGAAGGCCATCTTCTTGCTCAAAGTATGGACGCTCAGAGGATGGTTCCGAATTACGGACCTTTAATCCGTAAGAATGGAATGGGGATTGATCAGGCAGGGGAAGCTTTGTGGCAGGCCGGATATTTTGGCCCGACTGATTCTACGCCAAGGCCAACAGAGACAGAAGTATTAAACAAGCTAAGTGAAGCCCTGAATGGGAGACTTCCTCTTGAAGAGCGGTATTCTGAATATGACCGAGATCGGGTGCAAAAGATTCAGGACACCAAGACCGCTAAAGATCGGGAGAAGCTTGAAAAAACAGCTAGGGCTGACATTGAGAAGCTTAATGAAGAAAAGACATATGGATTAACCCCAGAAGAAAAAGCTAGAGCGATTGAGCTTTTGGTTGAGCATCCAGAGGATTTCTCTCCAGAGGAGGCTGTTGTTCACGTTCTCGATACGTCAATGATTGAGGATCTTCATGGGGCTATTGACGTAGCAAGGGATGCACATGATGACGAGTTTTCCGATATACCGTTTGAGTGGCCAGCAGAGGTTGAACCTCCTCAACGAGGCGAAGAGGAGGGTAAAGGGACAGAAGTCTCTATCCCCACTTCAGAGGAGGAATCTGGCACGGTTGGCAAAGAACCTGGAGAAGGTGAACGCCAAGATCTCCGTGACAAAGAAATAGGTGATGTCATTGGTGCAGGGGAACGGACAGCCCCACCAATGGACAGAGAGCGTCAGCAGGCGGAAATAAGGGCGCGACAGGCAGGTAAGAAAAGAAGCGGAAAAGAACAAGAAGAACCGGGCGGGATGTTTGCCACGGAAGAAAAGGGGTTATTTTCCGAACCGAAGAAAACCGCTGATTATGGAACTCAGAATAAGGTCATTACAGCAGACGCGGCGGAGAAAGCTAGAGAGCTTCTTCGCAAGAAATCAAATCAGATTAATGCTGGTATTGACCCTGAAACCATGTTGGCTGGTGTTACGCTTGCTGCCTATCACATAGAGGCAGGAACAAGAAAGTTCGTAGATTTTGCAAGGGCTATGGTTTCTGATGTCGGCGCATGGATTAAGCCGTACCTGAAGTCATGGTATAATGCGATCCGCGATTATCCGGGGTTGGAGGAAGCTGCCAAGGACATGACGCCGCATGAAGAAATGAATGCGGCCATGGATCAATTGGAAAGGGAAGGCTATGTATCAAGCGAATCCAGAGGTCTGGAACAAACTGGCGAGGGACCAAAAACTGAAAACGCCATGGGCAAAGAGGCTCTTCCCACTGAAGAGAGAGGAGCTTCACAAGGCGTTAGAGAAAGAAACGGAGAAGCTGAAGCAAGAGGGAATAACAAGCCCTCAAGTGAGGAGCAGCTTCCTTCAGATGGCGCCTCTTCTGTGGGAGAGAGAGGCAATAGCGAAAGAGACGCAGGAGAACCCGGCTTTGGGGCAGTGCCTGCCGAACGTGGAGGACGCCCAGGAGGCTACGATGTTAGCCAGCATGGACCGGCCATTGAGCATATCGAACCAGAAGAAGTTAATAAAACTGCTGGAGACTCCAAGACAGTAGCTCAGAGGTTTGCAGAGCAGAAGATTGCAAACTCTCGTCCAGTTGTCTGGAACGATATTAATAACATCAGAGAGACATTACCCGCTCTATTCCCTGATCAACAAGATGATGTTCATAAGTCTGAAAAACGTCTGAGTGTTGCTCATGGGATTATGATTACCAACGGAACTGGCACCGGCAAGACATGGAGTGCTGGTGGTGTAATCGCTAGATTTGTCCGTCAGGGAAAAGAAGACATTCTTGTTGTTGCCCCCTCTCAGGACATCCTCACTGATTGGAAAGCTGCCCTTAAACATCTTGGTGTCGATGCCTCCGTTTTAGAAGGGACGCAGAAGTCTGGTAAGGGCGTAACACTTACTACCTATGCTAATCTTGGGGAAAATCGCCATATAGCGGATCGGAACTGGCATTTAGTTGTCGCAGACGAAAGCGATAATCTTATGTCAGATCAAAAAGGGAATACCACAAAAGCTCTAAATAGCTTCAGGGCGATCACGAACCATCCCGACGCATTGTATATTAGAGCGGATATGGCTTTGAGGGATCTTAATGATCGTGTTGCAGATCTCTCAGAGCGTGTTCATAAAAATTATAACAACAAAGAACTGACCTCTCAGTGGATAAACGCCCAGAGAGAGCTTGAGCAAAAACGCAAAGAGTTGGTTGATGTATACAAAGATCAACCGCGATCAAAGGCTATATTCCTTTCGGCCACTCCATTTTCATATGACAAAACAACTGACTATGGAAATGGCTATCTGTTCGATTATCAAAAAGAAGGTAATAGAAGTGGGTATAACGTAGCTGAAGGTCGTAACCTTTTTATGGTTCAGAACTTTGGCTATCGGATGAGAAATGGGAAACTCACGGCTCCAGAAGCAAATGTTAATAGTGAGGTTCTTGAAAGAGATTTTCATGAACGCCTGAAGAAAGAAGGGGCTTTGATCGGGAGACGGTTGGAGGTTGATTCTGACTATGATCGTAAGTTCATATTAGTTAATGACGCTATTGGGAATAACATTGACCGGCTTCTTGAGTTTTTGCGTGAATCTGATGACGGGAAATTCCGTCCGATCTATTCATTCGTTAATGATAGATTTGATTATCTTTCAAGGCAGAGGTTGCTTGAGGCAATCAAGGCCAATCACGCAATCCCTATTATTCGGGAACACCTTGCTCTTGGCAGAAAGGTTGTTGTCTTCCATGACTTCAATGAAGGTGGTGGATTCCATCCTTTTGATACGAGTGAAATTCCAAATAACCCTGTCTTTGTTACCGTCAATGGAAAGTCACATGAGTTCAATTTAAAAGACCTCGCAAACGAATTTCACGACAGGAACCCTGACGCAATAAAAATGGACTTCTCATCTATGAAAAGTCCGATTGAAACGATGACCAAGGCTTTTCCAGAAGCTCTTGTCTACAATGGAACGGTAAGTTCCAAGAACAGGGCCACCATCAAGCAACTCTTTAATCAAGATGGTTCTGGCAGAGATGTCATTGTTATTCAATCGGCTGCTGGTAGAGCGGGAATAAGCCTGCACGACACAACGGGAGTCCATCAAAGGGTTTTAATTAATCTTGGTATGCCCACTCGGCCAACAACCTCAATTCAACAAGAGGGGCGCATTTATCGTACAGGGCAAAAGTCCGATGCAATGTTCCGGTATATGAATACTGGCACAGCATGGGAGCGGGAAGCATTTGCCAGTAGGATTGCTGAACGGGCAAGCTCAGTTGAAAACCTTGGAATGGGGAACCAAGCACGTCAATTGAAGCAATCATTCATTGATGCCTTCAATGACACATCTGAGTACCCTCCTTCTCCTGAAGAGGGAAAAGGTGGGAAATCATTAGACCGTCAGACATTCAGTGATATGTCTGATTTTGAAAGAGCTAAAACTTATTACTTTGCAGAGCAGAAGAAGACGGGTCGCAGAGATCAGCGTGAGGGTGTTGACTATTTTCCAACACCAGAACCGTTGGCACAGAAGATGGTTGAATGGGCAAATGTTAAGCCCGGAGAGAAAATCCTTGAACCATCTGCTGGTCATGGCGCGATATCTCGTTATTTCCCAGAATCTACAGAACGCACTATCGTTGAGCCGTCTAAGGATCTTGCAACCAGAGCCAGCCTAATGACTCCTGGCGCTAGAGTGGTGAACGATAAGTTTGAGAATCTGCATATCTCAAATAAGTACGATGGGATTGTTATGAATCCACCTTTTGGCATTGGTGGAAAAATGGCAATTGAACATCTGGCTAAAGCTGCTTCCCATGTTCGGGAAGGAGGGAGGATCGTTGCCCTTCTCCCAGAAGGACCGGCAACCGATAAACGTCTTGCTGCATTTAGAGATAGTGATGCGGCAAAAGACCTTCATCTAGTTGGAACGGTATCCTTGCCGACTCATATGTTTGATCGGGCAGGAACAAACGTTAAGTCTCATGTTCTTATATTTGAAAAGCATACCGTTCCAAAACAGGCAAATCAGTATGGCTCTGATGTCGGAGATAAGATCCGATCTGTTGTACACCATGCAGATCTGTCTAACTCTCCAAGCATTAACGATACGTTCAATCGACTTGAGCATTTGTCGATGCCTGATCGTATTGAGCCGGTGACTAAAGAGGTTGAGGCTCCAGAAGTTCCATCAAATGGAAAGGTTGTCGTTAGTGGGCTGGCCCTGAGTTCAATAACCAATAAAGACGGGTCTATCATGGTCAGCCCGACCAAGCGTCTTGGCGCCAATGATTATGCTCGGTTTATGCGGGTTGGTGAGAGATATGGGGGGGTCGAAAATGATTATTATAGTGGATTATCATTTAAATCTCCCGATGAGCGCAGTGCGTTTTTTAATGCTTTAGAGCGTGGTGAAACAGGGAATGAGCCTTCCGCTGAAGCTCAAAGGCAAATTGATAATGGTGGATTAGGCGTTACCTTTGATCGTAAGCAAGGGTTGCGTGAAGATGGTGCTGTTTATGAGAAACTTCATACTCAGACCAGAAAAAAGCTTTTTTATGCAAAGCCTGATAACAGAGTATCCCCTGAGACTTATCAAAAGCTAAAACAGATTGCTGGAGAAAATGGCGGAGGATTCTGGGACCGCTATGAGAAAGCATTCAGGTTTAATGACGAAGATAGCCGTCAAGCATTTATGAATAAAGTTACAGGGTCACTCCCCCTGAAGAGTGGAGACTTGCGGGTTGGCAAGAAAATGGACGCATTATATGTCCATAAGTCTGCCATCGATACGCTTCCAAAGGATGCTCAAAATCGTATTGAAAGAGCAAAGCCTCCGTTTGATTGGGATGTTGCCAAGATAAAAAGAGACAAAGATGGCGCTCTTGAGAATGTCTCTCTTATTGAGGCAAAAGATTTTGATGAAGCTGATGAGCCGAGTGTCGGAAGATCCTTTGTCATAGATAGAGACGGAGAGACTCGTATCATCCCAGCTTCTGGGAAAATTTATCATGGTAAATGGCAAATGGTTAAGTCCGACTATCAGGGCTTTGATGTTGATGCCAGCAAGGAAAGAACACGGCTTCTTGACAGCGTAACGTCAACTGAGGACAAGAGACGGTACGGTCAAAAAGATTACATGGATAATGTTGTCGCGCCTAAGCTGTCTAACAATGCAAAATTAGCAGATCGGTTCTTAACTGATCGGGACAAAGTTCCTGAGACAGTAACAACTCTCGACTACAACCCAAAAGATGGGATTGTTCAAAAAATTAGCTCGGCTAACACGGTGCGTCGTCAAGCTGCACAAGTTTTCGGCAATGATAAGTTTTATCCTAGATCCGAAACGCCGTCTTTTAATCTTGATCTTGGTGGCGGAAAATTCCCTGAAGGAACAGAACGACTTGCTGAAAAGGGAATAACCAATCTCATCCATGATAAATATAATCAGAGTGAGCAGCATAACAGGGATGTTGTTGAGAAGGTAAAGGCTGAGAAGGGAACCGGAATCGTTTCTGCCACTAATGTTCTAAATGTCATCAAGGAACCAATGGCAAGGCTTGACCTTATTCGCCAAGCTGCAAAAGGTTTGAAGGATGATGGGGTCGCTTATTTCCAAATCCATGAAGGTGATAAGAGTGGAGAAGGGAAAGAGACAAGTGATGGGTGGCAAGCCAATAAGCTGACATCAACCTATCTTCCTATGGTCAGGCAGTATTTTGGCAAGGTTAAGCAGGTTGGCAGGCCAGATGCTCCTAAAGGCAATCTAATTATTGCCGCAGAGCCTAAGAGAATACCGGGACAAACTATTTGGGAAGGCACTGAGCCTTGGGATACCAAAGGCAATACCGTGCCTATGTTCTCGGGGGACGTGCGTAATGAGCATTACTTCCCTGAAGATGGTGAGGGCCTGATTGCTCATAATGAATCTTTAAGCCCAGGAGATGCTGAGTTAGTTCATAACGATGCACGGGCATATGTTTTGGATCGAGGAAACGAAACCGGCCATGAGCATGGGATTGCTGTTCATTCTGATGGGCGAGTTGAACATTTTACGGAAGGAAAAGAGGATACTCTTTCTATAAAGAAAGTTGCTCCAGAGCTATATCGTGAGATGGAGCAAGCTGGTAACAACATTGACGTTCATCATAATCACCCAGAGGGAACGAGCGCCCCACTATCTGAAAGTGATTTGCAGCTATCGACTCTTGATGGTGTCAATCGTGTAATTGCCCATGCTGGAGACGGTGTATTTTCCGTTGCAAAATGTTCGGACGCCTTAAACCAATTCGGCAATGCTGGAGATCGGCAAAAGCTTATCCGAAATTCATACAGAGATGCTCTTCGGGCCATACAAGAAAGGATATTCACTGGTATCCGAGATGGAGAGATTTCTGAAGAGGGGATCCATAACATTGGTGATTATGAGCATATTATAAACATGGCCCTGGATCGGGTTGGGTTGATTGATTATGTTTCAAACCATCAGATTGAAGACACTCCTCTCAATCGGGAACTTGCTCAGAAGGCAATTCTTGCTGCATGGGATAGCGCAAATGAAAATGGATTTAGAGTAAGGAGTAGCCAGGATGCTGTCAGGCTTGATGCTAAATTATTCCATGATGGAACCTTTGCCGAAGTTGCGAAAAATTTTGGTGAACCTTCAGGAACTCTCCAAGGAGGATCCAGAGGCGAAGGAAGAATTGGAGAAACTGCGAGAGACTATCCGCTGGAGAGAGAAAATAAATCTTCTTCCCAAGAAGGAGCAGCGGAATCGTTAGGTCTTAAATCTGGCGACCTAAGAACAGAAGATGAGAAACGTGGGGCTGTAACAATCTCTCATGTCATCGATAAGTGGAGCGCGGAAGGACCGGGGAAGGGTCCACTTCGGCGCCCTGTTCAAGTCCTTGAGGGAGCGGCTGATTATGTTAAGGAAACACTTCCTATAACGAGTCAAATTTGGAAATGGGCAAGTCGTCGCATTTTCCCTGGTTCAGCAGATGCTTTCGCTAAATCAGCAGCAAGAACAATCCGTCATATGTATGGGCAGTCCTATCTCTGGGAGATCCAGATGGGACATAAGCTCGATGAAATATCCAATCGCCTCGATGCTCTTCCTGTCGATGAATGGAACAAGATCGGGATTGCTTGGGCCAAAGGGGACTATGAATCAATTCCGGAAGAATACCGCGAGGCGTTTAAACAAGCAGATGACTTTACAAAGAAAGCCACAGAGAGGCTTCAGTCTCTTGGGGTTCTGAAAGATGCAATGGGGCATTATGTAGGAAGAATTTGGAAGAAGCGTGGAGAGAATGCCCCGTCAACTGATGAGGAAGGAAAGAAGATATTCAATCAGTTGATGAGCAAGTTCCCCCTTCTTGGAAGGAAATCCTTCCTGAAGAAAAGATATTTTGATGAGTATGAGGATGCTATCGCGGCAGGAATGGAGCCTGTCTACAACCCTCTGAAGACACAGATGGTTAAGATTGCTGAGATGAACAGATATTATACAGGGACAACTCTTGTCCGTGCGGCGAAAGAAAGCGGTATAGCAAAGTTCTTTGCAAGAGGATCTCAGGTACCGGACGGTATGTTAGAGTTGGCTGGTCCTGAATTTCAACGCCCATTTATGAAGGTCATTGAGGGAGAAAAGACTACGTCTGTTCTTCCTGGCGCTTGGTATGCCCCAGAGGGATTTGCTCGGGTCTACAACAATCATGTTTCAAGAGGGTTCTCTGGAACACCAGAAGGTGAACCTGTGCAGATGCTTAGGAGCATTGGTGGGTTTATGAACCAAGCACAGTTGGGTTTGTCTATGTTCCACCCTGTCTTTACAACGTTTGACGCCATGAGTAGCACCATGGCTATTGCCGTTGATCAGGCTGTTCGTAAAGATTTTGGTCTTGCTGCTCAGACATTTGCAAAATCTATGAACCCATTCGGTGTTTATAAGGACGGGGATAATTTCCTAAAGGCAGTCCTTGATCCTGACAAGGCAACTCCAGATCAGAAGTTACTGATTAATGCTCTTGGAGAGGGTGGCGGAAGAGTTTGGATGGAGAGAGTTCTGCGCCCGACTGATGAAGGGGCAATGGTTGCTAAAAGGATTTCGGATATACCCGCAACATTAGGAACGGCATGGAAGCTTGCGTCTCATAAGTATGACGGAAGTGGGATGACTAATCAAATGAGGCGAGTGTTTAATGTCGCCGGTCGGGTTATGGAGACGATGTCGTCTCCGATTATGAACCATTTGGTTCCTCGTCAGAAGTTAGGTGTGTTCTCTCGTATGGCGGCTGATTGGCTTGCTGCAAATCCAAATGCAGGAAGTTTAGAGCGTATCACTAAAATGCAAGATATCTGGGAAAGCGTAGATAACCGTTTGGGTCAAATGGTTTATGACAACCTTTTCTGGGACAAGACTCTTAAAGAAGCAAGCTTCCTTGCTGTCCGGTCTGTTGGTTGGAACATGGGGTCGATCCGAGAGATTGGTGGAGGACTGACTGATTTCACAGGAGCCATAAAGGATAAGATTGCTGGTAGAGAGGCCGAGTGGACAAACAGAATGTCATATCTCATCGCTATGACAGCTAGTACGGCCATCACCGGGGCAATAATGAATCGTCTCTTTACGGGAGAAGGTCCAAAAGAATTAAAGGATTATTTCTTCCCTCGTACTGGAGAAACGAGGTTGGTTAAACTTCCAGGTCGCAATCACCCTGTGATGGAAGTTCCTGAGAGGTTGTCGATCCCCTCTTACTTCAAAGACATTATGGCTTGGACAACCCAACCGGGTCAGACTGCGAAGAATAAGATTCATCCCTTATTTAGTGCAATGGCTCAAGCTTGGGATAACCATGATTACTACGGTGATATCATCTGGAATAGAGATGACCCTGCTTATAAACAGGCATTGGATATGGCAAAGTTTGCTGGCTCAACATTGATTCCGTTCTCAATCACCGGAACAATGAAAATGTGGAAAGAGCGTCCAGGTCCAGTTGCCACTATGGGTATGCTTGGGTTCCAGCCTGCACCTGGATATATAGCCGCCCCAGAAGCAAGACAAGCATGGGATGATTACATCCATGCTCAAGAGGTTAGAAAGAAAGCAGCGCGTGAGCTTAAAAATAGTAACTAGACAAGTTCTTTTATGTGGTGATAAGATTTTTTATGGAGGCAATTGTGCCTGAGATTGATGTTGGTCTTTACCAAGATGTCGGCGCTCTGAAGGCCATGTCTGAAGAACGTGGCAAGCAGATCGAGGCTCTCTTTGCCCTGACAAGAGAGATCTCTTCAAAGATGCTGACCAAGGATGACCTCTCTAAATATTCCGCAGACTGCGCGACAACCTGTGCTGATAATGATGCTCTTGTTGAGCGGGTTCTTAGCCTTGAGACTGACCGTAAAATGGTCAAACGGGCTTTTGCTGCGAGTGTAGGCGTCCCAGCCTTTCTAGCGTCGGTTATTGAAACCGCACGTTATATCGTAGGGAAATAATCATATGAATGGACAGGATCTAACAAAATCCTACGAGGGATGTACTCTCGTAGCGATTAAGGATTCCCGTGGGGTGGAGATTGGTTGGGGGCATAATTCTCCTGATATCCAGCTTGGGATGACATGGACTCAGTCACAGGCTGATCAGGCTTTTGATTATGATTATGGCAAGGCTATGGATAATGCCAGAAGGATCCTTGGTATTGCAGTTTGGTCAATGCTTAATGAACCTCGCAAAGCCGTTGTTGCCGACATGATCTATGAGCTTGGTCCGAGTGGGTTTTCTGCTTTTAAGCAATTGATAGCTGCAATTGATGCCGGGAATTATTCAGCGGCTGAATCTGCAATGCTCGATAGCTTATGGGCGAAACAAGTTCCGAACAGAGCTAACCAGAATGCCAAAATTATGCTAACCGGAGAATGGCCAAATGGACAATAACACGACTGCTATTACGACAACGATGTCGGCAGGGCTTGGGACGGCACAGGTTGCCGATCTCGTCCTGTGGGCGCTTGATGGTTTTCCGAAAGAGGGAAATCAGACTGCTGCATTTGCGATTGCAGCGGCTTTGATCATTGCGGCTCATGGTGTTCAGAAAGGCGTATCTGCCCTTCTTGCGAAGAAAGCCACTCCTGAAGTTACTCCTACTCCATAAGGAATCTTATGTTTTAACACCTTCCCCGCCCTAAAGGACGGGGATTTCCGCAACCGGAGGCGCATGCTCGCGCCCGAGAATATTACAAGCAGCATTAACGTCACGGTCATGGATGGTTCCGCAATGCTCACAAGTCCATTCTCTTACTCCAAGGTCTGCGATACCTCTCGGCCTCCCATTGGGCAACGCGCCACAACAGGAGCAGACTTGGGAACTGTATGCTTCGTTGACAATGCTGAACTTCCGGCCAAGCGCAATCGCTTTATAAGCAAGCTGGTTTCTAAACATCGTCCATCCGGCATCGCTGACGGATTTCGCCATTTTGGTTTTCATCAATCGGGATGGGCTGACGTTACCAACCACGATATGTCCGTATTGACGGACAATTCTTGTGCTTTCGACATGCAGGAAATGCCTGCGCTGTCTGGCAATCTTGGCCTGAATATCTCTGGCGCGACGTTTTTGTTTGCGCCGTTGATACAGAGCCAACTTTTCCTGAGAGGATCGGAAAAACTTTGGAGACTCGATCTTGGTTCCGTCGCTCATAGTGGCGAAAGTTTTCAAGCCAAGATCAATCCCAACGGCGAGGCCATCCTGTTTTTCCCCATCTGGCAACTCGATCTGGATGTTGACAAACCAATGTCCTTGGCTATCGCAGGACAAGTTCCACGATTTAGGATTTCCGTTCTCTGGAATGGGGCGAGACAACCAAAGCCGGTAGTCACGACCAAGAAAACGCAGAGTATCCCCGTCCAATTTAGCAGGACGTTTGAAATTGCTGAATGGAATCCAGTCGAGGTTGCGCTTGGCCGACCGGAAGCGCGGCGTCTTTGGAAAACATGCGCTCCGAGAATCGGCAAACTTGGCACAAACCGCATCAACCGTGTCGGAGTGAATACCAAGTTCTTTGGTCACACCTCGGCACAAATTGGCAAGATCGAACGCAGAAGGACGCTTGATAGTCATCCCGGCGCGGTATCTGGATGCGGCAACGCGGTCAGTTTCGCAACAATAATTCCAGACGAAATTAACCGCTCTAGCCTGCGTCCTAAGCGCACGACGAACGGCTTTATTTCCATCCTTGATTCGGTATTGGTGCGTCAATATCATCGAAAAGGGCGTCTTTCTGGTAATGACAGAAGCTCGTCTAGGGACTGTGCGACGTTGCAAGCGTCCACAGTCCCGATCAATTTACCCCACTTTTGTCTCAACATCAACAAGGGAGCGGCTTTCCTCCCCGGCCTAAACGCCGGGGTTTCCAGCCGAAACATCGGATGAGAAAATTATTTATCGTCCCTCTGCTTCTCTTAGCTGGGTGCAACAGTGACGGAACCCTGAAGCCGGGTGTCCTGACATTCGTCAACAACGTCGTCACTGCTTCTTGTCAGATTGATCAGGCAATTCCTGGTCTTGTGTCACAGGGGGCGCTTATTACAGCTTTGGTTGCTCCTGAATATGCCCCAGAGGTTGCTTTGGCAACGAAGGTTGATCAGTTGGCGCATCCTGCTGTTGTCGCTGCGTGTAATGCGGCAGCGGCGGCTCAAGCGAATGCTGCTGCAAATCATCCTGTGGCTGTAGCTGTAACCCCGATCTCAACAACGGTAACGGTTCCTGCGCGATGACGACACCAGATTTTCAGAGGCTTCACCAGCTTGCTCAGTTGGCAAGCCTCGTCTATCAGACAGATGCAAATGTCCTGGCTAAGGGCGCCGAGAACTTAGGGTTTGAGTTTGTCGGTCTGGTTGGGAATAAAGAATGCCAAGCAATGGTTCTCACTGAGTTTGGTGGGCAACTTATTGTAATCCGGGGAACTCAAGTGGAAGAGAATTTCTCTCCATGGGAGTTATGGGATGACGCCAACCCAAATCATACTGAGGTTGGTGGTGGTGCAAAGGTTCGGTCAGGGGCGTTTGATCCTCTGAAGGATCTATGGAAAGACATCTGGGATCTTGTAGATCCGAGTGAACCGCTTACCATCACAGGACACTCTCTTGGTGGTCAGAGGGCGGCGATATCAGCCTTCCTCGTTCCTAGGGGGGTTAAGTTATCGGTTGTTGCATTTGCCCCTCCGAAGGGAGGAAATAAGGAGTTCTGGACAGCGGCTTATTCTGGTCGGACTCTTCCTGTTATCGTTGGTAGAAGCAATGACTTTGCCCTTAGTTGGGCCTCTCTTGATACCGTGACCTGTCAACCATGCCCGGTTCTTCACCTTAAAGAAGACGGTGGGTGGGAGATGTTATCCTCCTGGCCGTTCCTCACTGCTTCGATTCCGGATCACGATGTTGATAAGTATGTTTCGGATCTTGAGTCCCTCCTCCCTAAGAAGGAAGCTCCCAAAGAATGAGTGATTGGCAGAAGCAATGGGAAGCCGCTGTCGTCGCAAGTTGGGTTGCGGCTCAGATGGGAATTGCTCTCTGGACTAAGACTTTGATTGGCTCTCTTGAACAGGAGAAGCCAAAATTAAAACTCGTAACGATGAATGGGAGACGGATTGATGACTGACCCTGCTAATGAACACCTACAGAAGCAAACCCTGACTATTCAGGTCTATGCTCCTGACCACCCAGATCGTACCACGACGCCGATTTTCAATCATACCAGGGACAAACTGATTGCTAATAACCCGAACGCAAAGTGCTGGATCGACAATGAGCATTGTGACAAAGACAACCCGCTTGAATTGCACCATAGCGTCGTCGAGTGGTGTGACAGTACGGCTGTTGATTGGGCCAAAGTGGCTGTCCTTGTCCCTGAGTTCGACTGGAAATCTTTTGACCCGTCAAAACCAGAAACATTTATCGATTCCGAATGGAACGCTAACCTCGTCTTATGCAAGAAGCATCATGTCGGGGCTGACCACGGCATCCATATGATGCCATATCCGTTGTGGCGTTTGCAGAAGCTGAAGCTGGCGTCGTTTGTCTATTCGCCCGACGAAGAAGCCTTGGCAAACGCTGCCATTGGCGCTTTAAGCGCAGGATCATAACCCACCGTTTGTATCTCAGGAATTGCCACCCATGGGCGCGAAAGAGTTGTTTCTTCAGACCAATCGGCCGGCACAACCATCATTTCTTCGCCATAACGCTGGTGGCAAATGGCTTTGATGATGTTCGGCAAATCGTCGAAAATGGTGTGAATGTTCGGGTGCGCAACATTGATTTCAGGAAACTGAGGGCTAGTGACCACGAAAAGACCGTCATCCTCATGGATTTCGATATTAATGACGATCACCCCGTGACGCGGACGTGTCTTTTTCGAGATGATTTTGGTCATGTCTTCTCCTAAAGTCATTTGACGGACAGATTCCACCCGTCAATTCCACGCGCCTTTTTGGCGTCCTTTGGACAATTATTGGCGCTAATAGCGCGTTTCAAGGCTCAGTATGGCATGTTTTTACGGTCGAAAGGTTAATTGGCCGCAATTTTTTCCGACAGCCAGCTATATAGGCCAACTAAAGGGGGCTCGTCAATTCGGCTGTGAATCGTGTGGGTCGTTTACTGGCTCGTCCTTAGGTGGGGGGAATTTTACCCAAGGGGAATCAAGCCCAAGTCGCCTGTCAAGTCTTGATATGGTCGTCGGAACCATAAATTCATTCTGATCAGTGGCATCAATTACCCAACGCTGGCCATCCGGAGAAACAATACGGGTGACCGCTACCGGGCGCCCTTCGCCATCATCAACAATGCCGCTGTTTACTTGGCAGCCGATATTTGACGCCCATTCCAAATATTGCCCAAAACGTGGATGACCACCAAAAGGAAAAGCGGTCATGCCAAAACCCTAAGCGCAGAGAGCGTATTGAATATTGACGGGCGGTTTCGGAACTCCGGGCGCCACACCATCTTGGGTAAGAAAGCCGGCATGTTTAGACCACAGCCTCTCGAAATAGGATGGTGCCTCAGGGATGCCTTTAAACGGTTCCCCATGCCGATTCATGCTTTCTCGCAGTTCAGCACTCACAACAGCTGTCAACCGTCCACGCAGAGTGTCGAGGTCGGCAGCCTGTGCGCCAATATCATATTCTAGGCATTGAGCAACCCAAAGATCGCCCTCCCGGAATACAACAACGCGGATCAGATCAGCCATTAGATACACCCTAAATATGGTTCAGTTACGCATCATAAATGCATATCAATTAACCAATGGTCAATACACTTAGATAACGTCCTGGCTGGCGGAAATGATGTATCCCCAGGGGTTGGGCGCCACCATCACTTTGCAGTTCTGTTCATTCAACAGCTTCTGGGGGCGCGTTATCCCCTGGTTCACCCAGGCGCCTGATGGTGTTGGGCATGTGGACATCGTCACTGACGATGGCGATCTGCTGGGCGCGCAGCATGAGGCTATGGGCGGTTGCAAGCCGGGAGTCTGGATACGTCCAGCGTCCTACGTCAAAGAGAGCGGTGGGAAACGGATTATCAGAGCCACCTTCGGCGTAACGTCAAAGCAAAAGCAGCGTTTCTGGGACTTTGCCAGCATGCAGATCGGCAAACCTTACGACGTAACGTCGATCAAAGGGTTTATGGCCGGTCGCAACTGGCGTGACGATAAGGCTTGGTTCTGCTCGGAATTGGCCGCAGCGGCGCTTGAAGCTGCTGTTGTCTTCAAAGAGTCGTTGGCATCGCCCGTCCTCAAGCGTCTCATGCTGGATGATTACTTGGTGCGGAAATCCGTACTTGTCCTGACCAGCAAAAGCTATGTCGTAAGCCCAATTAACTACACGCGACAGCTTTACCAGTTGTTCATCGGTGGTAAGAGGGACGCCATTCATTTCAATCATTTTTCACCTCCCGGCGCAGCGGCCAGCACATTCTCCCACGTCAAATCCGGGCCGTATGCGCGGTCTATCATTTCGCACATCACTTCACACATGGCTGGCGTCATCTCCACCGGCACCCACCGCCAACCAGCGGCGGCGAGGCGTTGCAGTATCGCTTCGGATGCGGCTTCTGTTCCTGTAAGCGCAGGCCACTCGGTCGATATCTCATAAGCCAGCGCGGCGGCGGGGTTAGTCATCTTGTGAACTCCGTAAATATATTGGCGGGGCTATCGTCATGTTGGCCGCGTCAACTGCCACTTTGTAAGCCTCGGTAGCCCCAGCTTTGT